ATGAATAAGAAACTCGAACTCACCTGGATTGGAAAAGAGAAGCGGCCCAAGGTTGAGCCAAGAATTCTTTTGGAAGATCAGACCAAGTCATACCACGCGAAGAAGCGGGTGTCCGATACTGATATTTTCGATAATCGCCTAATATTTGGCGACAACCTGCTTGCACTTAAAGCTCTTGAGCAAGAATTTTCCGGTCAAGTCAAGTGTGTCTTTATCGATCCGCCCTACAACACTGGAAGTGCATTCACACACTACGAAGATGGCCTTGAACACTCCATTTGGCTCGGCCTAATGCGAGATCGACTCGAAATAATAAAAAACTTGCTCTCGGATGATGGATCGCTTTGGATAACCATTGATGATAATGAAGGACATTATCTAAAAATTCTGTGCGACGAAATTTTTGGTCGCAAAAATTTTGTCTCTACCGTTATCTGGCAAAAAAAATACGCACCTAAGTCGGACTCAAAGTACTTCTCCACGTCGCACGATTTCGTGCTGGTCATCGCCAAGGACTTGACGAAGTTCAACCTTGGTCGTCTTGCTAAGACCGAAAAGCAAACGGGGCGATACACCAATCGGGACAACGATCCGCGTGGCCCTTGGAAGGCGAGCGACGTATTGCGAAACGAAGCAAGAGATTACGCCATATTTCCCGTGACCTTGCCTTCGGGGCGCGAGGTTCTCCCACCTGCAGGCACAAGCTGGCGCTACACAAAAGACAAGTTTGCCGAACTAATAGCGGACGACCGAATTTGGTTTGGCGTGGACGGTGATGCTAGACCTGCATATAAGAGATTTCTTACGGAAGTAACCGACACGATACCGAGCACCACCATTTGGACTTATGACGAAGTTGGGCACAACGATGAGTCAAAGAAGGAGATGCGTGCCCTGTTCACTGAGAATTTATTTGATACGCCGAAGCCGGAGAGACTGCTCGAACGAGTTCTTACACTCGCCACACAGCCAGGCGATCTCGTTCTGGACTCGTTTGCTGGCTCAGGAACGACCGGAGCCGTTGCGCACAAAATGGGGCGTCGCTGGATCATGGTTGAGTTGGGCGAGCATTGCCATACGCATGTTATTCCGCGCCTACAAAAGGTGATCAATGGAGAGGATCAAGGCGGAATCAGTAAAGGCATGGATTGGCAAGGCGGCGGTGGTTTCCGTTATTACAGACTTGCGCCCAGCCTGATCATCAACGACCGCTGGGGCAATCCGGTCGTCAACCCTGATTACAATGCCGCCCACCTCGCCGAAGCACTGTGCAAGATCGACGGATTTACCTATGCGCCATCAGAGGTGCACTGGTGGCAGCATGGCTATTCCAGCGAGCGGGACTTCATTTATGTCACCACCCAGAACCTGTCCGCCGAACAGTTGCAGGCACTCTCTGATGAAGTGGGCAGTGAGCAAAGCCTGCTGGTGTGTTGCTCGGCTTTCCACGGCGTAACCGCCGCCAAGGCCTGTGAACGCTGGCCGAATCTGACCCTGAAGAAAATCCCCAAGATGGTGTTGTCCCGCTGTGAATGGGGGCATGACGACTACAGCCTGAACGTGGCCAATCTGCCGATGGCGCAGATCGAGAAGCCCGAGCCGGTTGCCGCCAGCACCACCAAAACATCGAAGAACAAAAAAGCTGCTCCCGGACAGGGCGGGCTGTTTGGGGAGAATGACCAATGAATATAAAGACAGGGAATGCACGTGTTCTGAATGCCGTCACTGGCCGATTGTCTCTTCGGCCGCCACAGGCTGAATCTCTCTCGAAATTGGTGCGTGCGCTGGAAGCCGCGCCTGAGCTGCTAGGCCACGAGCAGGATGCCTCGGCCATGCTGTCTACCCTCAAGGCAGAATTCCCGACCCTGGAAGATTTCGAGCGCGAGTTTCCGTCGTTATGCTTTGCGCTGGCCACGGGCGTGGGCAAAACCCGTTTGATGGGGGCGTTCATCGCCTACCTGCATCTGGCACACGGCATCAACAACTTCTTCGTGCTGGCCCCGAACCTGACGATCTACAACAAGCTGATCGCCGACTTCACGCGAAATACGCCGAAATACGTGTTCAAGGGCATTGCCGAGTTTGCGCAGCAATCGCCCCTGATCATCACTGGCGACAACTACGACCAGACGGGTGCGGTGGTTCAGGATCAGACGATGGGCTTTGCCCACGACGTGCGCATCAATATCTTCAACATCTCCAAGATCAATTCGGAAGTACGCGGCGGCAAGGAGCCACGCATCAAGCGGATGAAGGAAGTGCTGGGCGACAGCTACTTCAACCATCTGGCCAATCTGCCAGACCTCGTGCTGCTGATGGATGAATCGCACCGCTACCGGGCCAGCGCCGGGGTGCGCTCTATCAATGATCTGAAACCCTTGTTCGGACTGGAGGTCACCGCAACGCCCTTCGTTGAATCGACGCGCGGGCCGGTACCGTTCAAGAACGTGGTGATGGATTACCCGCTGGCACGGGCAATGGAAGACGGTTTTGTTAAAGAGCCTGCCGCCGTGACCCAGCGTAACTTCGACGCCAAAGCGCATACGCCGGAGGAGATCGAAAAGGTCAAACTGGAAGACGGTGTGCGCCTGCACGAAACCACCAAGGTCGAATTGCTGACCTATGCTCGCGAGAACGGCGTGAAAGTGGTGAAGCCTTTCATGCTCGTGATTGCGCGTGACACCACCCACGCAGGGCAACTGTTGGCGCTTCTGGAATCAGACGCCTTCTACGATGGGCGCTATCAAGGCAAGGTGATTCAGGTCGACTCCAGCCGCACCGGCGCGGAAGAGGAAGAGATGATCACTCGCCTGCTGGCCGTGGAGAGCGTGGACGAGCCGACCGAGATCGTCATCCACGTCAATATGCTCAAGGAAGGCTGGGACGTAACCAACCTCTACACCATCGTGCCGCTGCGCGCCGCCAATGCGCGCACGCTGATCGAGCAGTCCATCGGTCGCGGTCTGCGTTTGCCCTATGGCAAGCGCACCGGCGTGGCGGCGGTGGATCGGCTGAACATTGTGGCGCATGACAAGTTTCAGGAAATCATCGACGAGGCTAATCGCGGTGACTCGCCGATTCGTCTGAAACAGGTCATCCTCGATGCGCCAAGCGCTGACGACAAGAAGGTCAGTGTGCAAGTTGGTTCCGGCGCAATGACGCGTCTGGGCCTGACGGATGCGCCCGTGGTGGCCGGTGCTCCGACAAACGCAGGGGCGGCTCCGACGGCCCCAGCACCCGCCCCAGTCTTCACCACTGAAGCGGAACGACAGGCAGCTCGCGTCGTGATGGATGTGATTGGAAAGTACGAAGTCAGGCGTGATCTGGTACCAACTAGCAGCACACTGCTCACCCCCGAGGTTCAATCAGCAATCCTGGCCGAGGTCACTGAACGCCTGAAACCTCTGCAGGGCAATCTGCTGGCCGAGGTGGATACCGCCGCGCCGGTGCTTGATCTATCTGCCGTGGTGGCAAAAACCACGGAGATCGTTGTGCAACAGAACATCGACATTCCCCGCATTGCCGTGGTGCCGACCGGTGAAGTCACCACGGGCTTTCATCCGTTCAAGCTCGATGTGGCCCAGTTGCACCTGCAGCCAGGTGAGCGCGAGATCGTCATTCACAACTTGCACACCAACGAGCAAGACACGCTGGCATCCGAGGTCGGCCTGAAAGAGCACCGGCCGGAAGACTACATCGTCCACGCACTGGTGGATTTCGATGACATCGATTACTTCACCCACGCCGATCTGCTCTATGACCTCGCCGGGCAGATGGTGCAGCACCTGTTGAGTTATTTGTCCGAGGATGAATCGCGCAGTGTGCTGGATCGGGATCGCCGCCTGATCGCCCGCGAGATTCATGCGCAGATGATGGCGCATTTTTGGGAAGAGGCGACCGAGTACGAAGTGCAGGTCAGTCGCGGCTTTACCGAGCTGAAGTCATGCAATTACACCGCGACTGTGGGCCAAACGGCGCATCACTATCGTGAAACCCTCACTGAACCGGGTCGCATCAAGCAGATGCTGTTCGGCGGGTTTGCGCGCTGCCTGTATCCACTACAGAAGTTTGATTCCGATACCGAGCGCCGTTTCTCCATCATTCTGGAGCGCGACGCAGCCAAGTGGTTCAAGCCCGCCAAAGGGCAGTTCCAGATCTACTACAAGCTGGGAACCGAGCAGCCGGAATACATCCCCGATTTCGTCGCCGAAACAGACACGACGATTTTCATGGTGGAAACAAAGGCACGAAACGATGTTGATTCTCACGAGGTGCAGGCGAAGGCTGCGGCGGCCGCACGCTGGTGCAAACACGCTTCAAACCACGCCGTCGAAGTGGGAACGAAATCGTGGAAATACCTGCTGCTTCCTCACGATGAGATCAGCGAGTCAAAGCGGCTCACCGATTACCTGCGTTTTGAAGTGAAGGCAGGATGATGGCCGCAACAAATACAAGGGGGCGTTTTCTATGGCAATGAACCTCGCCAAGACCGTCATCGGGTTTTTGAAGGATCATGCCGATGAAAAATTCACGGCTCGGCAAATTGCCGAGTGGATTTTTACGACCTACCCCGATGAGTGCCAAGCCAAGAAAGCAAGCAGCCAGTACGTCAGTACCGATGCGGAGCTGGTGCAGCAGATCGTCGCGGAAATCAGCTCGCAGCGACCACGCCTGCAGAAGAAGCACCCTGAGCTGAAAACGACTGAGGGGCGACCACGCAAGTATTACTACTCGGAGAAGTCGGACAGTGCCGAGGTGGCGGCGGCAGAAAGTGCGGAGGCTGCGCCTGCGGCGGAAGCTGGCAACACGAAGCGCGGCGAGCACGCGTTGTATCCGCTGCTGTCGGCGTATCTGTGGGAGGAGTTCGGCGTTTATTCGAAGCGCGTCGATGAGAAGCGTTCGTCGAACAAGCGCGGGCCGAACGGCAACCGCTGGTTGTATCCGGATGTCGTTGGTATGGAGGACTTGGGGGCCGAGTGGCACCAAGAGGTGCGGGACTGCGTGAATCAGTATTCCGACAAGCGCACCACTTTGTGGTCGTTCGAGGCCAAGTTGCTGATCAATCGGTCGAACGTGCGTGAATGCTTCTTTCAGGCGGTGTCTAACTCGTCATGGGCGAACTTCGGTTATCTGGTGGCGGCGGAGATCGAGGGGCAGGACACGCTCAAGGAGCTGCGCATGCTCTTTGCTGCCCACGGTATTGGCCTTATCAAGCTGGATGTGGAAAACCCGTCGGACAGCCAGGTGCTGATTCCGGCGCGCGAGAAAACCGATATCGACTGGGACACGGCCAACCGGCTGGCGAACGAGAACAAGGATTTTATGGAGTTCGTGAAGCTGGTGAAGCAGTTTTACCAGACCGGCGAGGCGCGTATTTCTGATTGGGATGTGCCGAAAGAGGTCGAATAATCGCCGGATTATTCGAGGGAGCCGATGACGTTGAGGCGCTGATCGGCTTTGCTGAATTCGCCGTGCCACTGGCTTTGGCCTTCGATGCACACGCGCTGCACCAGCAACTGGAAACCCTGGCAGTTGCGTTGTTTGGCGGTGGCGAAGTCGGTGGTGTCGAACTTGGCTTCGCGCGCCAGCGTGGTGGCGATTGATTTCATTGCCGACTCAAACAAGTCGAGCAAGTGTGCTTGCTGGGTGATATCAATGCCGTGCGAGGTAACGCCCTCAATCACGGCTTTTTTGAATCGGTTGCTCATGGTTTGTCTCCGGGTTGCTGGATGACATGAACGCGCTGTTCTGCCTCGTCAGCAAGCTATATCCAGCGGCGTTCGATCAAAGTTTGCGAAGTAGTTGCGCGGCTTCTGCATCGCGCCGAATGATTAGCCCCGGCAGCACTTTCCCGCCGCCATAGACCCACCGGCGCAGCTCCTGCGCCGCGCTGGCCCAGTCCCGCTGGTTGACCCGTCGTCGTAGCGTCGAGGTTTGCAGCCGCCCTGCACCGAGGTTGAAGGTGAAGTCCACGATGGCAGCGAGGCGTGCCTCTGGTTCTGTGGCCAGCACCGGGCAGTGGCGCAGCGTGGCGTTCAGGGCTTTGACGAGGTCTTGCGCCAGATAGACTTCGGCCTCCTCCTGCGTGATGGGTGGGTGATCGGGTTTGCACAGGTGGCCGTAGCCAATCGTCCAGAAACCTGCCGGGCAGACATAGGGCACGGCGGTGATTTGCGTGCCCTGTTTCACTCGCCGCTCGAACCCCTCGAAGCGTTTGGCTAGTTCGATGGCGGCCTGCGGAACAGCGGTCATGGCCGCACCCGGTCGAACACGCGGCCGAGGAACCAGAAGTTCAACACCCCGGCCCACAGAGCTTGGTCGGCCTCCGTCCACGCGTGCAGCACGGCGAAACCCCAGCCAGCACCGGAGTTGACCGCTGCGGCGAAGGCGGCAGTTTTGACGGCGCAGTACAGGGCCATGAACCAGTAGGTAATCACCGGACGCACGCTGGAACTCAGTGCATCGGCCCAACGCACGCCGGTTTTTTCGCCTTGAGAGCGAACGGCTTCACGCAGGGTTTCGATGGCTCCGACATTCCACGCGGCATCGGCACCTGCGCCGATTTCGCCCATTCGTTGCGCGCCACGAATTTTCTCGAATTCCAGCGCCTTGTCCTGCATCGCCAGTTCGTGGCCGCGTTCGCCTTTGCGGTCGAGCCATTTGAGGAGTTCGGGGGCGAGGCGGAACGCGCCGCCGAGCAGGCCACCCAGTAAGGTTTCGATCATTGTGCACCTCCCAGCCACTTGAATTTGATGGCTGCGCCGAGTACGAGTGCGGCCAGCAAGCCGGTGGTGAGCACTTTCACGAAGGTTTGCCACGCCGTGTGGCGGGCATCGCGCCAGGCTTCGAGCAGGTCGCGCAGTTCACGGATGTCGCGCGCGGCGTGGCCGTTCTCCAGCCCAAGGTGGGCCAACACCCGTTCGGCTCCGCGCTCGGCGGCGCGATCCAGCAGTTCGTTGAAGTCCTCGCGGCGCAAGAGCAGCATGTTCTCGACGAGAGCGGGCTTTTCGGAATCGGTCATGGGTAATCTCCAGAAACGCGAAACCCGCCTCAAGGGCGGGTTTCAGGGGTTGGCGAAAGTAATGATCAGATGGCGATGCCGAGGCTCCAGCCGGTGGCTTTGTAGGCCGAGAGTACGCCCTCGTCCTCGATGAAGCAGGTCCAGCCGATCTTCGGTGCGAAGAAAGACCACCCAGCCTCGATGCGCACGGCGATTTGGCTGGCTTTCCCGACCCAGGCACCGGTTGGGCTGGCCGCCACGATGTAGCGGTCGCCGTTCGCAGGTGTGGCCGGCGGCGTTGCCTGCGTCCGCGACTTCACCGACAACTGCAGCACGGCGTCCAGCAGCTTCAGGTTGGCGTCCATTCCGGTGTTCCACCCAGACTCGCGGGCGGTCCAGCCGTAGTTCACGCCCAGATTCGGGCCTTGTGTCGCTGCCATTTCATCCTCCTCAATTCGTTGTGGTGGGGTCATTCCCCATAACTTGCCCCGTAGAACATCCCGTAGCCCCGACACTCGGGGATGTCGATTTGCTGGGCCTGCCAACTGGTGTGACCATTGCGTATCGCCTCGATCTTGACGGTGAGTTTCTCGTTCGGCCGATTCAGGCCGCTCTCGGTGATTTCGATGGCCATCGGATAGGTCCAACTCGTGCCGGTCAGGCCCGTTTCCGTGTGCTTGAGCGTGCCGGCCTCGCCGTAGATCCGCACGGTGTAGGTCGTCCCGGACTCCGGCCCGATATTCGATTCCCCCTGCGTCACCAGATAGGCGGTTTGCAGCACGCGACTGCGGTGCGCCCAGCTGACCGTTACCTCCCCGGTGATGTAGCTCACGCTGTAGTCGAGGTTGTTGACCCTGAACTTGCCGGGCGGATAGGGGCGGATCTGCCGCTTGGCGAACGTGTAGCTGATCGCGGACGCCGATGCTTCCGCCAGGACGCCCATCCCAGTGGCAGGCAGTACCTTGGTCTGCACCGTCTCACCGCTCAGGTACTGAGTCGTGTTGTAGAACTGCCCGCCCTCGACGAAATACAGCCGGGCACCGGCCGAATGCTTCGCCGGCACCGTGTCCAGCACGCCCCGATCCACCGTCACCGTGCCGGCGGCCACATTGACCGCTTTCACGGCGACCAACTCGCTGCCGACCTGCGCGTAGGTGTTGAGCGTGACCAAGTCCAGATCGACCCCGTAGAGCACATTCAGCACCGTCTCGGTTTGCCCGATGTCAGTGGCGAGCACACAGGACGGGATGAAGTCACCGACGCCGATCTTCTCGAAGGCCGCCGATCCCTGCCGGGTCAGCACCGCGTAGTTGATCGCCGCATCCGACGGGCGAACGGCCGAGACGGACAGGAACCCGCCATTCGGATCGATTTCGGCCTGAGCGGCGGCCGACTCGCCGGTCATCTCATTAACAATCGTCCAGTACGGCAGTTCGCTCACCGACACGAAGTTCGCCGCGATGGGCGCTTGCCGGGGATCGACCCAGCTGCTCTCGGCGGGCGCCAGATAAACGGCATCGGGCAGGCCGAACACGTCCTCGACGCAGGTGATCCGCACCCGGCCGTCGGCCAGCGTCCCGTAGCTGATCTGCGCCACCCGCAGGATCAACTGCTCGATCCGCAACTCGGGCCAGGAGAATCTGAACACGTCGCCGATGTTGAGGCTCGCTGCCGTGCGGTTGGCCACCAGCGTGATCTTCGCCAAGGTGGACGACAGCTGCCGCAGATCCCGCATCGCGAGGCGCGCGGCCAGAGCGCCATTGGCCACGCCTTCGTAGCTGACCTTGGCATCCTTGATTTCACCCAAGGATCGTTCGATGCCGGCGATGTCCTGCACCGAGATCGACACGCTCTTGTCGGTCGTCCGGTCGTGATAGGACAGCGTGACCTGATTGATCAGCTCCTCGGGTAAGGTGCGCTCAAAAGACTCCAGCCGGATCACGTTGGTTTGGTTCAACTCCAGCAGCGTTGCCGGGTCGTAATCGTCGCGGGTCAATTTGAGCGTGAACAGTCCGGTGCGCGGGCTCACGTAGATCGAGCCGTCGATGTGCTGCAGGATGCGTTCGATGAAGGCCTCGATGTCCTGCTGCTGATCCCACAGGATCGACAGGCCGAAGTTCTCGGCATAGAGCGTGTCCGCGGCGGCGCGGAACGAGGCGTCGTCGATTTCTACCGAGCTGTAGCCCCGGCCCCAGGTGCGGTCGGTCAGGCACTCATAAATGATGTGCGCTGGATTCATGTCGCCGGCGATGGCCGCCTTGTCCGAGTACCACTGCGGCGAACCGTCAGATCGCCGGATGATCCGCGTGACTTCCGCGCTCCATGGCTTGATGTAGGGGTTCATCGCCGACAGTTGCGGCTGACGCAGCACCAGCGACACCACGCCCCGGAAAGCCGGCACATTGGCGCCCAGCTTGGCCACGAGATAGTCGTTCTGACCGTCCGAGGCATTGCCCATCACCAGGTCCACGGCGCCGACAACGCCCCCCTCACGGTCGTCACCTCCGAAAAGGTCGGGCTGGTTGATGGCAATCTGGCCGCTGGACGTCAGCGACCCCGACCACGCCGTACGCTCGCCGACGACGATCTTGTTCAGCGAATCGACCGGGCCGTGGCACAGCGCCAGATGCATCCCCGCGTAGTAGCGGTAGCCAACGGTGACGCTTTTGCTGCCTTTGCCGCCGCCGCTCATGCCTTGGCTCCCTCATTTGTTACAGAATTGGCTTGTTGCTCGACGTGCTCGGCCAGCCGAATGGCCATCGCATCCCCGGTGGCCCGTAGCCAGCCGGTGGTCACGCCCTGTTGGCGAAAATCCTCAAAGGTCACGCCATCGCGCGGAAACCAACGGCGCAGCCCAGCATTGCAATAACCCAGCGCCTTGGCATCGAGGTGGGTGGCGATCTGCTGGGTACTGTGCGGCTCGCTCATTTCTTGCCGCCTCCCTTGGTCTTGATCGGCGTTGTCCGCACATCGCCGAACCAGACGCAGTTCGGCTGCTTGATCGTCCGCGTGCCGAACAACACCGGGATCGGGCTGTCGGTGGCGGCGACCGGCGCATCGACATCGCCGGGTTGCGGCGTGGTGGTCTTGGGTTTCGGGGCGAGCAGCGACGACAGGACCGTCGTGATCACCCACACGATCAGGTATTGCCACATGGAAAATCCTCAAACGATGGCGTCCCCGGTAAAGGGGTTCTTCACCGGGATGTAGGGAAAGCCGCCGTAGTTCAGCTGGTTGCCGAACTTGGCGGCGCAGGTCGCGAGCGTGTGGTCGCAGCCCGGATACGCCTCGAAGGCGTCGTCAGCCTTCAGGCCTGGAATCGGGGCTGAGAGGGTCACCGCGCCGCCGGAACTGGCGACGATCATTCGTTGCGCCCCGGCGGCCATCAGCCTGCCGCCGACGAACCAGGCGATGGGCTTGGGCAAGAAGACAGACGAGGTCACCTCCAGCCCCGCCACGCTCTCGACGATGCCGGCCGTTTTGTAATCTGCCGCGTTGACCTTGCAGCCGCCGTGATAGAGCGGATGACGGCAGTTGATCTGGTAGTTCGCCCGGCGCCCCGAGCGCTTGAGCGTCGTGAAAATCGGCTCGCAGCGCATCTGCACCGTGACGCCACTGAACACCACCGACACGACGCGCCCTTTCCACCAGGTGATGAATTCCGTACCCGGGTCGGACAGGTGCTGGCGAAAGATGGTGAGCGAAAGCACCCCATCGGGCGGGGTCACGATGAAGGACTGCACCACGCCGATGTCGAGCGCTGCCTCCAGATTCAACATCGCACGGCCGAATTCCTGCGTCTGCTCGATCTCCGAGCGCTGGATCGGCGCCGGGATGTACTGCTCGCCGTTGTAGGTCACGGCATCCCGCGCCGAGGTGTAGCGCCAGACGGTCGTTCCCAGTGCGAAGCGGTACAACTCGACCGGCTGGCCCGAATGTGAGCTGCTTTCTAGTTGCTGATAGGTCATCCGTTGATGCTCCGAATAGGCAAGGTCACCCGTGTCACGCGATCAGTCTCGAAGAAGATTTCCACGGCATCGCTCTCCAGTCGGGCCAGTTCCAGGAAGCAGACGATCCGGAAATCGGACGGCACGCAGGCCACGCCGAGGGCGGCGTCGATCCGCATCCGCTCGACGACCCCGTCCACGAACTCGAAGGCGGTGATCCGGCGCAGAGTCCAGTTGCCGTCGTTGTGCAGAAAGGCCACGTCCTGCCGGCCGGGCATGGCCTGGTAATAGGTGGCGAATCCGCGGGCATGGACCATCACCTCGGTTGCATCCAGCTTGAAGGGCTGCGCCACCTCGAGGCCCCGCTCCCAGGTCGGCACCCAAAACGGCACCTGTCGGCCGGCGCGGGCGGCAATCCAGCCTCGCAGCGCGGTCAGGTCCGCACGATCCGGCACCAGGAACTGGAAGCGGCGCACGATGAAGGGGCGATTAGGGATGTCGATCACGGCGGGCGAGCCGGTTTCGTGGTCGAAGACATCGATGAGCCGCTGATAGTCGACGCTGACGTCCTCGACCCGATTAGGATGCCGCAGCAGCGTGTCGTAGCCTCGGTACTGGATGGGCGAGCTCGTCGCCGTCACAGTCGAGGCCAAGTCGTCCAGTTCGAAGCGCAGTTTGGCTTGAGAGATCGCTGCTGTCGGCCGCATGACCGTCTGTTGAGCAGGCAGACGCCCCAGTCGAGCCGGTGCAATCCAAGAGCCCGCAGGCCAGTTCCCCAGCGCCGGGCGCTTGAGGGTGACCGTGTCAGCCGTCAGGGACAGGACTTCCAGTGCCTCTGTGGCACCTGTGGTCGACCCGACGATAGCCAAGCCTCCGGCGTGGTAATCCAGATCCGTCGTCTTCACGGCGAGGGCGGTGTCACCGGTGTAGATCGCGGTCGTCAGCCAGGCCTTGTCCGTCCAGACCGGCACCGCATAGACCCGGGACTGCCAAACGTTCATCAGCAGATCCAGCTGGCTGCCATTGCCGTACTCCAGCACGTCGAACTCGAAGGAGCGGCGAGGATCAGCCCGCAGACGGACACGCTGCTCGCCGCCGTTTCGCATCGTCAGCACGTCGGTCAGCCATTCCAGCCGCTCGGTGAACCCGCCTTGCCAGTCGTGCAGCAAGCCCATGACCAGCACCCGACCGTAGCTGATCGCCAGTTCCCGGGTTCCGCCGGCCGAGAAATGCAGCGTGAGCAGCGTATCGACGAAGCTCGGCCCGTCGAGCGTGGCCGTGACCTCGTAGACGATGTCCTCCAGCCCCAGCAGCTTGGCGGGCGGAAAGAAACCCAGGGCCAAGCCTTCGGTATCGCCGTCCAACTGGAAGATCGTCACCGGGTCGGGATAAGCGTTCCAGACCTCGACGGTCTTGGTACTGGGGATCACCAGGTTGCCGAACTCGATGCGGGAAGGCTGCAGGTAGATCCGGTAGTAGTAGTCATCCGAGAAGGCGCCGCAATGCGCGCCAGTGCGAGCGATCAGGGCCTCGGGCGACGGCTGGCCACTCGCGATGACACCCACCGCACCCTTGATGCCGCTGACGACCGTGGTCGGCGCGTAATACGCGGGGCGGCCGTTGTCCCACAGCAGGTTCATCCCTGCGGCCGCTGCGCCGCCCAGGATGGCTGACGAGAAGGCGCCGGCGAAGTCAGGCATTTACACCACCTTGCGGTAGGCCACGCCGTAGTCGTAGCTGATCGGTTCAGCCCCGAGCGTGTAGGCCTTGTTCCACAGCGGGAAGATCTTCCAGACGTCGGTTCCGAGGATCAGTTCGTCGCCCGGGTTGAAGTTCGAGATGTTCAGAAAGCGCACATCGGGGAATTCGCCGAGCAGCGTCCAGGTGCCAACGTAGGGGGTGCGATTCACGCCGACGTGACAGGGCAGCATCGGCGCCAGACCGTTGTAGCTTTGCGGAGAGCAGTGGTAGGCCAGATCGTGCGCCAGGGTGTAGAAGGAAACTTGGGGGCCGCCCGAGATATAGCCCGCGCGGTTATTGACCGAATTGGAGTACGTCGAGCAGCCGTAGGCATCCAGGTTGGCCGTATCCCAATAGCCGGTCGATAACAGACGCCAGCCGACCGTCCAGCCGTCGATGTCGGCTCGAACGTAGGTGCCGGGGTAGCCGTTCGACGCGAGCGATGCCCGCGAGGTGCCTTGGCTGTTCGAGCCGAATGGGACCGAGTGATTGCCGGTGTTGAAGGCGTAGGCCGTCGTGGTGAATGATTCGGTGGGGCAGCCGGCGGTCAGATACTGGCCCCCGGTGAAGGCACCGTACTTGCTGATGAAACCGAAGGACAGGTGGCGGAACCGGCCCGGCGTTTCCTCGATCACCACGTGCACGAAATCCCCGTTCGAGAACAGGTGGTAGGCATAGAGCGAGGTGGCGAGCGGGCCGACCATCACGAACTTGCGATTGTTGGTCTGCAAGTTGGCGGCCGTGCCGGCAGCGAAGCCGTCGCACACCCAGGCTTCCAGGCAGGCGTAGGTGCCATTGACCCCGTTCTTGTAGAGCTTCTTGTTGACCGCGAACAGTTGGTAGGACACGCCGTTCTTGGTTAGCACGACCCGGTTCGCGGTGAGGCTCGTTTCCGACTGGTTCTTGTAGGCGTCGGAGCTGCTGACCGAGGAAATCATCGACGTGGTGCCGGCGTGGGTCGCGTTACCGTTCGATGAGTACGTCGGAAACGTCAGCGTGAAGGTGTCGGCGGCATTCGCCGTCCAGCCGTTGGCGACCGCGAAATTCTTGATGGCGGTCAGCAGCGTATTGATGTCCGCCGACGCGCCGGTGATGTAAGCCATGATCGCCTCAAGCCAGTTGGATCGCGGCAAAGCGCGCCGCATTGGTGGAAGTTGCCGCCTGCACAACCAGATGGGATTTGCCGGCCACGGTCACGGTGTCGCCCGCGGCCACCCCGAAGCCCGGCACGGCGAACACGCCTTGAAGCTCGCCCCAAATGGTGAAGGGCATATTGCTCGTGCAGTTGTAGAGAATGGCCGGCAGCAAAGGGCTCGCACCGTTCGGCAACTGCGTCATATAGGCGATGTCGTAGCGCCCGACGCTGTTTTTCCTGTTCTCTAACGACATCGCCCATGGCCAGGTGCGGCCGGTGTAGGTCGTATCGAACCGGTTCGTGCCCACCCAGCCGCCGCTCGGCTGCAGGATTGCCGCGCTGTAGCTGCTGTATTCGCCGTCGTTGCGCCAGAACGCGCTGTTGGCGATGTCGAGATCCGCACTCTGGTAGTTGTCGCCTCGCGAAGTGTTGGCGCCGATGAACAGCGGATACGGGTACTGCGAAGGCGTGCCGTAGGGCAGGAAAAAGCCGGCGTAGAGTGCACCCCAGTAGGCCGAGGACTTCGCCACCACGATGAAGCGGCGGCCGTTGGCCACGAACCAGTAGCTCACCGCGCTGTTGAACACCGGCATCCGGGGCAGGACGCCGAGCGATCCCGCCCCCGTCTGCAGGCTCCCCGGCTGCGACTCGGGATTGATGATGGGGATGCTGCTTTGCCACGACTGTGAACCGAGCACGCGAATCGAATGGGCGGGCGCTGCCGCATCGGCGAACAGGCAAATCTGCACGTAGATGGCGTCGCCGGCCGAGGAGCCGGGGCCGCGCAATTCGGCGAGATCCCGTTTCGCATCGGCCGTGAAGGTATCGCGGCGCAACAGCGTCCAGGCTTCGCCGCCGGCGACCAGGGTCGCGTCGGCGGTCAGAAACGTGATCAGTTTGTTGAAGAGGTCGGCGGCATTGGTTGCCGTGCCAGAGGTCCAGGCCATGTTTAGCGTCCCAGGATGTTGCGCACCGACGCCGCGTTGCGCTGAATGAGGTTCATCACCGTGCGCTCGCCCGCGCTGCTGCTGAGGTAGTCGGCCGCCATCGCGGGGTCGATCACGTTCACGATGCGGATGTTTTGGTTCGCGGCGGACTGCGCCGGGGCTTCCGGCACCAGGCCGCCAGCGGCAAAGGCCAGGCGCCCGCCTTCGATGCGAGGCGCGGCAGACAAGCCGTTGATGGCGTCCAGGAACGACACCCCGAGCAGGCTCACCGCGCGGGCATTGACCACGTACTCGCCGTGCGAGAGCCGCGCCGGGATGGAGTCACTGGTCGAGGTGCCGGGGCCGGTGACCACACCACCAGACGCGAACTTCTTGACCCCGCCCAGTAGTGCCGACACGGCAGCCACCATCGCCACCATCGCTGCAATTGCGAGCACCGGGCCTACATAGGGAATGGAGGCTTGCGAAGCCGCCGCCCCGGCACCGGCCTTGGCCGCGTCCATCGACACCACCGCCGTGGTCTCGGCGGACTTCTGCGCGACGTTGGCGGCGCTCGCGGCGGCGTCCGCCACCTGTTCCTGCTGGATGAAACCGAACTTGAGCGCCAGCATCCGTGCCTGCATGGCAATCCATTGCTGGAACGGTTGGATGACGATCTGCTGCAGAAAGGCATCGGCCACCTGCTGGAACAGGCTGGACATGGCGCTGCGCCACGTCTGCGCGCCGGTCAGCATGCCGTTGAGGGCACCACCGAAGCTCTCGCCGATGCGATTCCACAGCGGAGCCATTTCATCGACCACGAGCTTGGTGCGATCCAGCTCGTTACGCCACGCCTGCACGCGGATCACCGCATCCGGCCCGATGGCCTGCGCCGCCTGCTGCATCGTTGGCAACAGGCGCTCCATCTCGGTGGCCGATTGCTGCTGCAGGGCCACGATTTGTTTGCGGGCTTGCGACTCGGTCAGTAACCCCGCCTGTTGCTGGGTCTGGATGGCATCCTGTGCGTTGTGCAGCCGTTCGGTGACCTGTCGCCATGACGATTCCAGCGCCGAGAGATTGGCCTGTGCCGCCTTCACATCGATCAACCGGTCAATCAGCGAGGCCCCTTGCGCATCGCTTTCGGCGACGAGCCGGGCCTTGAGATCGCGGTAGCTGCGCTCGATGGCCGCTTGACGGCCGGCATCCGTCGCGGAGCCGGTGATCTGTGCCAGCTCTTCACGCGCCTGCGCCTGTGCATCGGTCAATTCCCGTTCAGCCTGTGCCGCCTTGCGCGCGTTGGCCTGTTCGATGTCGGTACGCCGGTTGTTGAGCGTGATCAGATCGGCTTCCGCCTTGGCGACCTCGGCCTTGGCCCGCAGGCGGTCATTTTCTGTTTTGCCGGTCGTGGTGATCTGTTGACTGCGGGTGAGCTCCTGCTGCTTGCGCGCAATCTCGGCATCCACTTCACGCTGCTCGATGACCGTTTTCTGCGCGTAGTAATCGCGCACCGAGATCAGCCGGTCTTCGAGCGCGGTATCCAGAGCCGTCTGCTGGCGGGTGAGGCCGTCCTTGAGCAAGGTGAACTCGGCATCCAGCTGCGCCTTGATCAGCGTGGTCTGGGCTGCTGTCGTATCTTGGTCAGGCTTAGCAGTCTTGGGCTTGGTCAACCGCTGTAGCAATTCCGGATCGGCCTGAATCTTCGGAGCCTTGACCTCGATGGGCTTCGGATCAAACAGGCTGTCGCGGAAGGACGCCAGTTCATCCAGCCGTTTGACCAGATTGCCTTTGAGGTCGGCAATGATGGCCTTGGCCCCCTCAGTGTTGCCCTTGAGCGCTTCGACGGCGGCGGCGACACCGGCACCAATCGCTTCGCCCAAGGCGACGAAGGCCTTGCCGACGGTGGCTGCACCCAATGCCAGGGTCTTGAGCACCAGCACCACGCCATCCAGAATCGTGCGTAGCGTTCCGCCTTGCTTGGCCGACTCGACCATGCCACCGGCCATGTCATTGAGGGCAGGCAGCAAGGACGCGATGATCTGGTTGCCAATGCTCTGGGTGGCCAGCTTCAGCTTGTCGAGGGCGTCGTTGAAATTGCCCGCATGCGCCGCCGTTTCGCTGCTCATCTGCACGCCGAGCGCTTGCATCTCGGCAGCGAGTTCATTGATGCCGTCGCGCCCCTGATTCAGGAATGGGATCAGTTCCGCGCCGGACTTGCCGAACAGTTGCACCGCCAGCGCGGTTTTTTCAGCGCCGTCGGGCATGGCCTTGAAGCGCTCGGCCAGATCGATCAAGACCTGATCGGTCGCGCGCAGTGTGCCGTCCTGATTCTTGAACTCGACGCCCACCGCCGAAAAGCCCCGGGCTGCATCCTCAGAGCCGGTCGCCGCCTCCAGCATCGTGGTGGACAGCTTGCGCAGTCCCTTCTCGAAGGACTCGCCGGAGACACCGGACTGCTCGGCTGCCGGTTTCCACACCGACAAGGTCTCAACGCTGACGCCCACACGCTGCGACATCTCATCCAGCGCATCGCCGGTGTCGATGGCCGATTTCACCATCGCGGTCAGGCCCGCCACCGATACGGCCACGCCGAGATTGGCCAGCACGCCGTTCACACTCTTGGCCGTATCAGTGAGACCGCCCAAACCGCGCTTGATCGAGTCGAAGGCGGCCTTGGTCTGGTCGACGGCGCTGATCAGGATTTGGGCACGATTGCTTGCCATCAGACTTTGTCCAGTTCTTGCTGAATCGCGCGAGCAAGTGCAGGCAAGGCGCGCTGCACGCCACCAGCCAGATTCAGTCGACGTTTGAGGTCGACACGCTTGACCAGCACGGCGATGGGAATCTCCTGGCCGCGCTTGATTTGCTTGGCACCGGTGCGTCCGCGCTCGGCACGCTTGAAGCGGTTGAGCTGCCCGGCGTTCTCCTTGATGTTCTCTGCCATCAGCAGGACGCGTCCGTTCTTCTCGATGAAGAAGGCATTGCCCGAGCGCATCAGGCCGTCGATGACCGCCTTGAAGCGCTTGGGTCCGATGCGTCCGGGCAGCAGCGGAATGAGCAGGTTGCCGCTCACGCTGCCGCCTTTTTCGTGCAGGCCGAGCCAGGGAATCTTGCTGCCCACCAGCAAGGCGGGCAGTTGCTCGGGCTTCTTGTCGAACACCTTCACGCCCATCGACGAGATGAAACTGTTGCGCTTCACGGTGAAGGCGCTGCGCATTTCAGATCGCGCGGCGTCACGCACCTCGCGCCCGCCCGATTGCATGCCCTTGGCGACAGCGGTGTGGATGGCTCGACGCCGCCCGGTACTCCACGCCGCCAACTGGCGCGGATCGAGCAAGCCGGTGGTGGTCAGTGAGAGGCGCACGTTTTTAGTCCTTGAGCAGATCGCGTTGCAGTTGTTCAATGCCACGCTTCTCGCCCTGTGCTGCCACGGCGACCACGCCGAGCAACTGGGCGAGTTGCTGCCGTTCCAACTGACCATCGGCGTCGAGAAAGGCTTGGGCTTGGGTGAGCGTGTAGCCCATCAGGTCGCCGAGGCGGTGACCGGCGCGGATCAGGCGGGCGACGGCGGCGTCCCAGCCGAGGTCGTCAGCGAGCGCAGCGTCGGTGCGAGCCGCTGGGCCGCGCCTTGAATCGCCGGGACGACGTGCGCCACGAAAAAATCCGCGTTCACCTCGAACACGGCAGCGGCCAGTTGCACGGCATCTTCGAGCGACAGGTCATTGACCCATGCGCGCTCCCGCCGTGTGGTGATGGCCAGCAGATCGAGTACGGATTCGCCGTGACGCCCCAGCAGCGCGATCCAGTCAGGGTCGCCCACGAGTTCCTCGACCAGCGGACCTACTACCGCCAGAAGGCGTGGCAGTTCGCCCAGCCGGATCGGCGTCAGTTCCAGCACGGTACCCGATAGCGTCAAAACAACCGGCTCGGGTGGAAAGGTCTTGAAACCGTCCATCACAGCAGCACCAAGCGACCGAACTGGCCGAGATCGCCGCCGACCGGCTTGGACATGTCAGCCAGCACCTGCCCGGATAGTTCGAACTTCAGCAGTTCTTCGGTGATGATCGAGAGTTCTTTGGCCGGGTTGATGGCCACGCGGTACAGGTCGATCACCACCTCGCGGTTGCCGTCGGCGGTGTTCAGACCTTCGAACCGGACCCAGCGCTCGGGCAGCGGCTGCGTGAACAGTGCCGTGGATTTCGCCGCGCCATAGGCGTAGTCGACCTTGAACGGCTCCACAAAAGGGCCGCCCGTCGTCGTGTCATTGATGACCAACGATCCGTGCTTGGCATTGAGTCCGTACTGGGCGGCGGGCAGCGTCTTGGGCGTGGCTGATGCGTCCTTGACTACCACCGAGGAAACGTTCTGCTTGGCGAGCAGGTAGAGACTGCCGGCTGTCACCGGGTTGGGCAATACCTCGCTGGTGACCGTGCCGCTCGTCTGTTCGATGGTCGTGCCATAGAGCGCGAGGCCCAGATTCACCGCGATCAACTCCTCCAGGGTGCAGGCGAACTCGCCTTTCTTGGTCTTGATCAGCTGAAGGTCGGTGAGGCGCTGGCCGCTGGTGGATTCCATGTGTTCCAGTGTTTCCACAGACAGCGACACTTTGAGTTCCGGCACGTTGCCGACATAACTTAGGCCGAGCGGGTTGCCAGCGGCGTCGCGGGCGCCGATGTACACCCGGCCTTGTCCAGAAAAATACGACATGGTCAGTCTCCTTTACGCGAAGCGATGTTGGGTTTGATGTCGCCCTCCGGCGTGGCCGCAGGCCGGGCCACACCGTGCTCGATGAGCCAGTGGGCAGTGGCCTCGTCGATCTCGAGGTGGGCGCCGGGGGCGTGGAGCACCCCGCCGTGGGTGTGAGGTTTGAGCAGTTCAATGGGCATGGAAAGTCATCCGTTTTGGGTCAGGTCAAGGACGTGCGTGCGGTAGCGCACTTCGTATCGCGCGGGCATGGCGACGGCGCCGGCATCGGCGTCCTCGACGTCCCATTCGCAGTCGATTTCATGGAGCAGGAGCGAAAGTCCGCCAAGGCTCGCGTCGCGCATCAGCGCCACGTGGGCCGCCACCAGCGTCCGGTCGGCCTGGTCGAACGCGTCCTCGCCGCGCGTCACCACCGTGAGACGCAGGGTGAGGGATCGATCCACCAGGTGATTCGCGTGGGCGGTGATGCTGTCGCTCTCGGCGAACAGGAGCAGCGCCGGGCTGGCTTCGCGGGTGATGGGGATGGTCGGATGGCGCAGCACCGGCACAGGCGCGACGGCGTCCGACAGACGTGCCACGACCTCGCGCAGGATGCGCTCGCGGATGGAGTTCATGGGTTGGGGTCTCAGAGACGGGAGAGGTCGGCGCGGCGCTCGCTGCCATCGCCGATGCTGCGGACATCGCGGACGCGGTAGCTGTCGCCACCGATGGACACGGTGTCTCCCGCTTTCAGGCTCGGGAGTGCCGAAGCAGGGGAGCGGATCGTGTAGTCGACAGACAGGGCAAGCCCGTCGAGTACGGTCTCGTCCGGGGAACGGAAGTCGACAGCAATGGTGTGGCCATCGATTTCCGCATTCACCAGCAAGCCAGACCGACCAGCGGCGTCGTAGAAGTCCTCGATGCGCACCATCACACCGTCAGTTTCACGAGCACACCAGGGCGGTGGCACATGGGCAGCGGGTTGGACTGCGTATGCAAGTCGGTGCCGCGATCGAACTTGCGCGGCTCCTGCTTTGCATAGAGCGTCTGCCCGATGGTGTTGACCGTCTCATTGAAGTCGGCGGGCGCGAAGTAGGTGCCGAAGGTGTCCACGGTACCCAGCGGGAACGCGTGCGCTTCTCCGGCGGCGATGAAGCGACGCGTGGTCCCGGTGGGATCGGTCGCCTGTCCGCGATACTCCTCGAAGGTGATGCCGGCGTAGGTGAAGCCACGGCGCACGTCGTTGATCAGGATGGCGCCCTGTTGCCAGTTCTCGAACGCCTTTTCGACTTTCGCGTGGCCGGTCAGCGCGGCGAAGAACTCGGGCGAGCACAGGCAGTGCACACCGCTCATGAATTCGCCCTTGAGGTTGTCCTCGATCGCGGCCAGGGTCGCGAGGCATTTCGCCTTCACATTGGTGCCGGCATTGCCGAGGTCGTAGGCGATGGTCTGTGGCGTGATGTCGAACTCGTCGAACAGGTCGTACAGCACGGAGCCATCAGCATCCAGGATCACGCCTTTGAGCGCGCCCATGCGCAGATGCTCGAGGGTGATTGCGTGCTTGTTGCGCATGGTCTCCAGATGGCGCGCGATGACGCCGGCCACGGCTTCCGTTTCGGTCTCCGATCCGAAGGCACGGATGCCTTGAACCTCCTCGGGCAGCACCACATCGTCGTGCGGGATGTGCGGGATCACGAAGGAACGCAGGGTGCGCTTGCCACGGATGCCGACCGTGCCAGGGGAACCCGGCGGCAGCGTGGGCAGCAGGTTCAGCACGCCGTTCATCTCCTCGACGATGACTTGGCGCTGGCGCACCGGCTTGGCCGGCATCAGGCCGAGGTCCTCGATGCGGCCATAGCGGTTGGGGAGAATGTTGATGGCCGCCGTGAGCGCCGCCATCGAGAACGCGGGATTGGTGAATGGGTTCTGCATGGTGTGTCTCCGCTAAAAATCAGGTGAAGGGTCAGGCGGCGGTTCGAACGAGGACGCCACGCGCTTCCAGCTGGGCGATGGCAGTGGCTTTTTGAGCGGGGGTGATGGCGACGGGCCACACCATTGCGTGGCTGGCGACAATGGCGTGGCGGGTGATTAGCAGCGCGTCACTTCTGGCGATCAGCGTGGCGTCGACATCGTTGGCAAGGACGCCGAAGGCATTCTCGGTACCGTCAGTGGCGGCTGGATCGAGCGCCTTCAGTTTGGAAGTCGAAGTCTCGACGCCGACGACGGCACCGAGCACCAGGTTCTGGCCGGCTGCGACCGTGGCCAGGTCGCGGGAATAGAGATTCGGTGCCTCGTACTTGAGGAGATCACCGAGGTTGTTGGTTTCCTGAATCGCGGACATGGCTTACCCCTTGGTGGCGAGTTTTTTGACGGCGGCGACGACCGGGCTGCTTTCCGGCCGCGTGGTGGTGCCTGCATCGGCGGTGATGCGCGAGGCAATCTCGGGCTGCTCGGCGCGTGCATCGAGCAGTACCCGGCGAACCTGGGCTTCTGTCATGCCGGAGCCGAGGAACTCCGCTGTGCGCTGCGGTGTGCCGGCGATCAGGCAGATCTCGGCGATGGCTTGTGCCTCGATCCGTCCATTGGCGAGCGATCCAGCAAGCGTGGCGGCCATTGGCGGCGCGGGAGACTGTTGTACCGGGGTGTCCGCCGGATCTGGCGTGGAGTCCGGCGTAGGTTCTTCCAGGGGACTGGAGTCTTCGTGATCGGTCATGGTTTGCTCCAAACGAGAGTGGTGATGGCTGGAAATCTGCGGGCTGGCTGTCGATGACGAGGGCGAAGCGCGCGCGAGTGGGCCGCGCTTTGCTGTATCTGCACTGGATGTCGCCAGGCGGCGCTGGGCACCCAGTGCGTCGGAAAACTCGACCAGGACCTGATCGAGACTGATCACGGCGTCGGCCAGGCCTGCCGTCACAGCGGCCTCCCCGAAGAGCAGGCTGGCTTCGGTTGCCCGCACGGCGTCGCTTTCCAGGCCGCGCATCCGGGCAACTTGGCTGACGAAGATCCCGTAGAGCCGATCCACCTCCGACTGCAGCGTCGAAGCCGCCTGTGGCGATAGCGGCGCATGAGGAGAAAAGTCGTTCTTGTGGTGGCCGGCATAGATCGCCGTGAGGGCAATGCCGTCCTTGGCATCCTTGATGGACTGGTCGACGTGCAGTGCAATGACGCCGATGGAGCCCACGCCGGCGGTTTGCGACAGGGTCAAGCGCGATGCGGCGGCTGCGATCGCGTAAGCCGCCGAGTACGCCGAGTCGTTGGCATGCGCCCAGACCGGCTTGATGTCGTTCACTGCGCGAATCCGCTCGGCCAGCTCGAACACACCACCAGCTTCTCCACCGGGCGAATCGAGGTCGAGCAGGATGCCGCTGACCTGTGGGTCCGCCAGCGCGGCGTCGATGCGTGCAGCGATCTCGCCATAGGACGTCAGGCCAGACGCCGCCTCCAAGCCGATCGCCCGTCGTACTAGCGTGCCGTGCACGGGGATGATCGCGATGCCCGGCTGCGCGACCGACGTGGCAGCCCTTGGGGTGGGCATGGGTTTGGCGGCATCGATGTCCGGCAGTCCGATGCGCGGGCCGAGAACGGACAGGATCACATCCAGTTTCGGGCGCGCAATGAGAAGCGGCGTCCCGTAGAGACGGGACGCCAGGTGTACGAGCTGCATGTCAGTTTTCCTGGGGTTCTTGCGGCGGGGCCGGGGTGGCCGTCACCGCAGCGTTGACGGGCGTTTTGTCGTGGCGCGGGTCGGAATCGAAAACCAGCCCGAGTTCGTCTGCCCGTTGGTTGTCCGCTGCGATCTCGCGGTCGATGTCTTCGGCGTCGTAACCGAAGGCCGAAATCGCCTCGGAGCGTGAAAGCAGTCCTGCGCGAATCGCGGTGAGCATCGCGTCGAACTCCTTTTTCGGATCGACCCACTGCCAGCCCTGCGGAATCCATTTCGCGGCCAGGTATTCCCGTTTGCGGCCGCCAAAACCGGGGAGATCGAGCCCGCCTTCGAGCGCAGCCTGTTCCATCCATGCCCGCCAGATGGGGCGGCAGAGCTGGTGAACGATCACGCCATGCTGGATCGCCTCACAGCGACGGCGAAACTCCAGCAAGCCGGCGCGTATCGACGAATAGTTCACCTGCGTCAGATCACCGGTGAGCATCTCGTAGGTGATGCCCATCGCGGCGGCTACTGCCCGGAACTGCATGCGCAGGAACTCGGCATAGCTGGCCCCGACGTCTGCCGGTTGGCTGAACTTCACGTCCTCGCCGGGCTCCAGCAACTGCAAGGTGCCGGGCTCCAGTCCCACCAGAGATACGCCGTTGGCGTCCGCCAGCCCTTCACCCATGAGGTTGTCCTCGGGCGCCAGGCGCGTGATGAAGCCCGCGAACATCGCCGCCGTCTTCTTGCGCACCAATTCGGCGTCGTCGTATTGGTCCAACTCATTGAGCTTGACTAGCGCTCGTGCCAACCATGGCTCGCCCCGGATCTGGCCAGGACGAAGCGGACGGAACATGTGAATGATCTCGTCGGCGGGCACGCGCACGGTGTCCATCCCGCCCGTGCCGGACATCGGCGCCAGCGCACCATCGCCGGGATGTGAGCGATACAGGTGGTAGGCGACGCGGCGCCCGAGACGATCGAACTCGATGCCGGCCCGCACTGCATTGCCGGAGGGGAGCTCCAGGTTCATCGTCGTGGGCAGGTGTTCGGGTTCAAGCACCTGGAGCTGCAGACCGACCGCGAAACCATCTTCCGGACTCCGATAGCGCAGACGCACCAGCGCTTCGCCGCCTTCCAGCATGGCCCTGCAGGCGAGTGTTTGGAGCCCGTAGAAGTCGGTCAGCCCAGCGGCATCGGCGTCCTCGCACCAGTCCCACCACAGGGAATGGATGGCTTCGCGAAGGGTGTTGTCCGCGACCATCGACTGCGGCTTGATCCCCGTGCCGATCGCGTTGGCAACGAAGGCCTCAACACCGGCGGCGGCCCAGGCATTGCGCCGAACTAGATCCCGGCTCTTGGCGCGCAGCTCGTTTTGGGTGAACGCCAGTGCGGCGACCGCGCCAGGGTTGCTGACCTGCCACGCGACGGCACGCCGGCCACCACCGATCCCGTCATAGGTTGGTGAGGGGCCACCAAACAGACCCCGTCGAAGTTTGGAGAACCAAGTCATCAGGTGGCCTTCCGTGTCGTGACGCGAATCTGGCGCTTCGAGCTTTTGCCTGCGTCGCGGGCTATCTCTGCCTCGACAGTGCGGATTGCGGCCTGCAGTTCCTCTACCGAGCGGTACTCCACCGATTTGTCGCCAAAGCTCACCCGACGCTCGCCGGTGGTAAGCGCCCGTTTCAGCGCATCGAGTTGTGTGGTGGTGTAGGTCATAAATCTCTCATCGGGTCAGCCAGCGGCTCTTGATCACGCGTCGACCGGAATTGCGGGGTGCAGAAACAGCGAGGCCACCTCGTTGGGTGGCCTCGTCAGTCGTTGCGGTGGCGCTGGGTTCGGGCGGATCGGCCATCCCCAGTTGTCGTTCCAGTTCGCGCCAATGACGTTCGTCAAAACGGTCCAGTCCTGTCGCTGAAGCGGCGGCGCGGGCATACACATAGCAGTCCAGGGCCTCGTTGCGCTCGCGCATCTTTTGCCACTCCCTGATGGGAAAACCATTCCGGTCTCGGCGGGTGATGAGCTGCTCCGCACAAAGCTGCTGGATGAACTCCGCGTCCACATGGGGCAGATGGATGAATCCTGCCGGATAGGTCGCGGTGATGCCGTCCTCGGCCACATCGGCCGATTTGCGCAGGTTGTTGTAGAGCTCGAGCTTGGCAATGCCGACGGCTACCGAAAACACCTTGATGCCCCGGCGCAGCTTCTTGCCGCCCTTCGAGATATCAACGGCGGTTGGCGTGCCGATCAGCGCAGCACCGCGCGGGACACCCTTGACGGCCATGACGCGCGGGTCCCGGCAGGCTCGCACGAAGGTGTAAGCCTCTTGGGTGGCAAACCCGGTGTCCAAGGCAAACCGAGCCAGCGGCAGTTCCGCACCGGACGCGTGCGTCCAGTTTTCCGCAATCAGATCCGCCAGTTGTTTCCACACCGCGTCCCGGGCGGTATCACCCATCAGCACGCGATGCTCGACCAACCAGGATTCCTTGCCGCGCCCGAAGGCCCAGATCGAAGCCTCGATGCGGTCCTTCTGCACATCGGCGCCGCCCACCAGCAGGAGCCCACCGGGAGGAATCGATCCGAGCCGGTAGTCTTCGCGCCGTTCTACGATCCGCTGCCAATCCGGCGCTTCGCCTTCCTCGACCCAGGTCTCGCCAAGTTCGGTGTTCTTGAAAGTCTTGATGGCGGCGCCCGATCCGGATTCCTTGTTCACTGCTCTCTCCCACGCGGCAGCAATGTCTGGCCAGCTGCGCCAGCCGACCGGGCTGTACAGCGACGACAGGTGAAAGCCTGCGGTTTTGCTACCGTTGTCCGGGGCCAGTGCGCGCCATTCGCCGTGCTCCAGCATCCAGGTCTTGTGGTGCTCGACAATGGCTTCCTCACAGGATTCGCAGATGTAGGCAGCGGTTTCCGGCGCACCTTTCTCCCAGCGCAGTTGCTCGAAGCGCAGCCATTGTCGGTGTGCGCAATGCGGGCACGGCAGAAAATAGCGGCGCTGATCAGAGGCTTCATATTCCCGTTCGATAGCACTCACGCCCGAGATGGTCGGGGTCGAGACAATGAAAATCTTGCGCCGCGCAAACGTGCGCGTGCGGGCCTCGGCGAGAGAGATCGCGTCACCTTCGCCATCCACGTCCAGCGGATAACCATCCACCTCGTCGAGAAACAAATAGCGCACCGGCATCGAGCGCAGGCCAACGGCGCTGTTTGCGCCCGTCATCACCAGCACGCCGCCGCGAAACTCCTTCGCCAGAATCGTGTTGCCTGCATCGCGCGAACGGGCGGGTGCAATCAGCTCGGCTAGCACTGGCGACTCCTCGATCAGCGGATCAATGCGCTGCTTGGAGTTGCGCTTGGCCATTTCCACCGTGGGCGACACTGCCATCATCGGGCCGGGGGCATGGTGGATCACATAGCCGATCCAGTTGTTGCCCATTTCGGTCGCGCCCAGCTGCGCCGCTTTCATGAAGGCCACGCGCTCGACCGGCGAGGTCGGCGACAGGCAATCCATGATGGCTTTCAAATACGGTGTGCGGCTGGTGCGCCAGCGCCCCGGCTCGGCGGACGCCTTGCTGGACAGCATCCGGTGTCGATCCGACCACTCGGAAACCGAAAGCAGCGGATCGGGTGTCAGCCCTTCGCGCCACGCGCGTTCGATCTCCAGTGCGCCTTCGTAGTCCAGCTCCATTAATCCACCCGTGGGCGCAGCTCGCCCAGTTCCTGCAAGTGCTCACGCACTGCAGCTTCCAGCGCCACGTGCATCGTGTGCGGATCAACGCCGAGCCTGGCGGCCATCTGCGCTGAAATGCGCGCGGGCCAGTTCAGCCACGCGTCGCGCTCGGAGCGCGCCAGCTTGAATACGTGTGCAATGGCCTGCGGCCGATCCACCAGTTCGCCTTTGAGGCGGGCCAGTCGCACCTTGTTGGTCTGCGCCTTGACCACCTCGTTGACGGTGCGCGCCTGTAGTAATGAGGTGCCGCCAGCGGGTAAGGCAGCAGGCCCGTCGCTGCTAGGGCCACTGGCCTCCGGCACGGCGACCTTGACGGCCTTTGCACGAGTTCCATTACGGGGCGCGTCGGAATTGCGCGCCCATTCGCGGTCGGCCCGGTCGATATCAATGCTGCCGTCGGCTTCCGGCGTAATGCGACCGGCACGGATCGCCTTATGGACGGCGGTGTCGGTGACGCCACGGTGACGGGCGTAAGCGCGAATAGAGATCCCCATCGGCCCCTTCAATCATTTGTTCATCATTTCTGTGGATTGAGCTTGGCTTCCCTCGGCAGCAGCGCGTTCATGTGATCGTCATCCACCACATCGAAGGACACGGATATGAGCCAGCTAGAGAACCTCCTCACCCAGATCGCGCAAAACAAACTGGGTATCGAAACCTTGGAGACGCGCAAATCGGATCGCCTCGACTTCCACGATGTGGCGGTCTGGTGCTTGCGTGACGCCCTTGAAGCGGCCTTTAACGCGGGCATCGCACAGGGCAGCAAGGCCGCGAAGTCGGACAAGGCCGACAGCTGATCAAGAAGCGCAGGAGCCAAGCAAAAAGCGCTTGGCTTCACTCTCGAACAGCGCGTTCATCACATCACCATCAACCACCTCGAAGGAGCAGCAAATGAGTACCCTGCAACTGACCGCTACCCAGCACGCCACGCTGGCCTATGCCATCCACAACGCGGACGGAAAAATCGACTGGTTCCCTGAAAACATCAAAGGAGGGGCGCGCAAGAAAGTTCTCGATGGCTTGTTCAACCGCGCCTTGATCACCACCAACGGCACTGACTGGTTCGTCGCCGCAGAAGGTTACGACGCCCTTGGCTGCGCGCGTCCTGCTCATGCGGCATTGGTCGCAGACCCCGAAGTGGAGGCCGCCGTGGCGGCAGCCGAGGCCACGTGGGCGCAAGAGCGAACCAAAACCAAGCCGCGCACACGCGAGAACAGCAAGCAGGCCGAAGTCATCCGGATGCTGCAGCGCCCCGAGGGCGCAACGGTGCAGCAGATCTGCGAGACCACTGGCTGGCAGGCGCACACGGTGCGCGGTACCTTCGCCGGAGCTTTCAAGAAAAAACTCGGGCTCACCATTACCTCGGACAAAGCCGAAGGTAGCGAGCGGGTGTACCGCATCGCGTGATTTCAAAAAGATGGAGAAAGAGGCCAAGAACGCTTGGCTTCTCTCGCCCGCAGCGCGTTCATGCTGGTGTCGTGATTGACGACGCATCACAAGGAGAACCTGAGCACCATGACCATCACCATTGAACGCACCTCTGCAGCTTGGCGACCGCGCCATCCAGGTAGAGGAGTTGGGCGTCCAACTGCCCTTTGCCCGCAAACCCGCCGATATGAGCGAGGTTGGCGGTGAGGGCCAGACCAGGATCTACGTCACCGAGACCAAAGAACTCACCGCTCCCGAATTCGATGCCTTTGCCTGCAGCCTGCTGGCGTCACGCGATTGGCTGCGCGGCAAGGGCGGCGGCACCGGCGACGGATACCTCTGCATTGAGGTAATCGCCCCGGGACGCCCGTGCCTCTACGTCAATCCCGAGGGTGGCGATTACGCCCGCTATGTAGCTCGTCTCGGGTGATCGAAATTGATCAAGAAAGAGGCCAAGAACGCTTGGCTTCTCAATCACACAGCGCGTTACTACGGGTGTCGCAACGATCAACTCCGAGGAGCAAACCATGAACACCAGCGCACCCATCCCTGCCACCCAAAACCAAGACTGGGGCTTTTGGGGCACGATGACCGATCAGGCCAGTGCGGCGTGGCCGCAGGCCATGACTGCAATCTCGGATGCCACGCACCAACCCCTTGAGTCGGTCAGGGTCTTCCTCGACAGTCGCCACGGACGCCACTTTGCCGACGACGTGCTCAACCAGCTGCACGCTGGCCACGCACTGGCCGACGCGATCAGCGCCTCGACCCTGCAGTGGATGAATTGGCAGATCAGCCGCCGCGCCAGCAAGGATTACGGCATCCCGCGCGGATTGCCCTACCTGACGGGCTTTGTGATTCACTGCGAGATCAACGACGAAATACAGGCCGCCTGATCGTCGAACGCCACCCCATCGGCTTCGCGGGTGGCTTGTTTGCCTGTCCACTCCTGCCAGCGACGCACTATCACATCGACATACTTGGGGTCGAGTTCGATCAGACGCGCCAGCCGCCCCGATTTTTCGGCGGCGATCAGCGTGGTGCCAGAACCGCCAAACGGGTCGAGCACTACATTGCCGGGTCGGCTTGAATTGCGAATCGCGCGCTCCACCAGTTCCACCGGCTTCATCGTCGGGTGTAAATCATTCCGGTGCGGTTTCTTGATCTGCCAGACATCGCTCTGGTCGCGGTCGCCACACCAATGCCGCGTTGCGCCTTCCGGCCAGCCGTAGAGGATCGGCTCGTACTGGCGCTGGTAGTCCGAGCGCCCCAGCGTGAAGGTGTTCTTGGCCCAGATGATGAATGTCGACCACTTGCCGCCTGCCGCCCTGAATGCGGATTGCAACGCATCCAGTTCGCTCGAAGACATCGCCACATAGATACCGCCCCGGCAACTGGCAATGGTCGGCGTCAGCGCTGCCAGCAGGAAATCGTAAAAACCGTCACCGAGGTTGTCGTTGAGGATCGCGCGATCCTTGCCGCGCATCTTGTCTTTGGCGCTGTTGGCGTAGTTCACGTTGTACGGCGGATCGGTGAACACCATATCCACCGGCATGCCGCCGAGCAGTTGCTCGTAGCTCTCGGTCAGCGTGGCGTCGCCACAGAGCAGGCGGTGACCACCCAGCAACCAGACGTCGCCCGGGCGGGAGACAGGTGTTTCGGCCAGCTCCGGCACGTCATCGTCGTCGGTTTCGCAGTTGCTGTCGCCGTCCCCATCGGCCATCAGTTCGGCCAGTGCATCGGCATCAAAGCCGGTCAGCGACAAATCGAAGTCATCGTCTTGCAGTGCGGCGAGTTCGACGCGCAGCATCGCATCATCCCAACCTGCGTTTTCGGCGATGCGGTTATCCGCGATCACCAATGCGCGGCGCTGGGTGGGGCTCAGGTGCTCCAGCACGACGACGGGCACTTGTTCCAGCCCGAGCTTGTGGGCAGCGGCGAGCCGCCCGTGACCGGCGACGATCACGCCATCACTACCGGCCAGAATCGGATTGGTGAAACCGAACTCGGCAATCGAGGCGGCGATCTGCGCGACCTGCTCATCCGAGTGGGTGCGCGCATTGCGGGCGTAGGGCAGCAGTTTGGCGGTGGGCCACTGCTTGATTTTGTCGGCCAGCCACGAGGCGGTCATGGTGTCACCTCCGTGCCCGCGCGTTCAGCACTGATGGCCTCGAAGCTCTGGCCGCTGGCCAGCAGCGTCACCGGCACGCCGGGATGATTTTGCTGGAAGCGTTTGATGGCGACATCGACATATTCGGGGGCGATCTCCACCGTGCGGCAGCGGCGCGCCGTGCGCTCGGCGGCCAGCATCGTGCTGCCACTGCCACCAAAGGGTTCAAAGATAATGTCACCCGTGTCGGAGTAAGCCTCCAGCATGAACTCGGGCAGCGCCACCGGAAACACGGCGGGATGATCGATGCCCCGACCGATCTTGCCCTTGTGGCGCATCACGCGAATCACCGAATCGGGAATGCGCGTGTCCTGTGTCGGCTGACCGGTGTGGGCCCAGCCCCCGACACCGCCATCCTTGTTGCGCAGCGCCGTGGAAGATCCATCGGCGCGCAGGTGTGAGTCCTGACCAGCGTGCTTGCAGGGCACGATTTTGTTGGGTGTTCGGCTGTGCCGGTTGAAGTGGAAAACAAACTCGAAGCTCGGGCCCAGGCGTCCTGCCCAGTCACCGGGCATGCCCGGCCCCTGATCCCAGACATACCACGCAAAACGCCGCCAGCCCTGCGTGCGCATCCAGCCCAGCCACGCATCCCAATACGGGATCACTTCATTGTCGCGGTGGATCAGGCCGAGATTGACCAGTACCTGGCCCGCGTCGGTCATCGGCAGATTGCTGAACACGCCGCGCATCAGGCCATCCCAGTCGGCAACGCCGCCGCTGGTGTAGTCACGTTGGTTGCCATAGGGCGGTGACGTGAAACACAGCGTGGCCTGCTCACCCTGCATCAGCGCGGCGATCATCGAGGCGTCGCTGGCATCGCCACAGATCAGACGGTGCTGGCCCAAAGCCCAGACATCACCGCTGCGGGACACCGGCGTGGCCGGAGGTTCGGGCAGCGCGTCGGCATCATCGCTTTCAGCCTCGTCCTGCTGCGGCTCGCCTTCATCTGCCGTCATGCCGTCGGTCAGCAAAGCCGCAAGTTCGTCGTCTTCAAAGCCCGTCAGCGCGAGGTCGTATCCGGTCTCGGACAGCTCGGCCAGTTCCAGCGCCAGCATCGCGTCATCCCATCCGGCATCCAGCGCGAGGCGGTTGTCGGAGATGACGTAGGCGCGTTTCTGCGTGGGGGACAAGTGCGCCAGTTCAATTACCGGCACTTCCATCAGACCCAGCTTGCGCGCAGCGGCCAGTCGACCGTGGCCAGCGATGATGCCGTTGTCGCCGTCTACCAGCACCGGATTCGTCCAGCCGTACTCGACGATGCTGGCGGCGATTTTTGCCACCTGATCATCGGAGTGCGTGCGTGGATTACGGGCGTAGGGAATCAGCGCCTCGACCTTGCGGTACTCGACGTTGAGCATATTCAAACCTGATCCTGAAAAAAGAAAACCCGCCGACGGCAGACCGTGGGCGGGTTCGTGATGAGTGCTGGAATTGGCGGGTGCAAACTGCAAACCCTGCAAACCTTGGTTTGCAGTCAGACGCTAAAAAAGCGCCGCGCTGTCGCCTCCCGCATGGCTTATTGGCCAGGGAGGACCCATGGCACTTGGGGCCTCTGCGCTGTTGTCACCGCTGTCCAGAAGATAGCTGAAATACTACGTCAAACGGGGGCGTTTTGTTGCAGGCCCGAGCGCCGGCAAAAAGGACAAACGCGGCAAAACACGGACAACCACGGCAAGCATTACCCTACGTTGCTCAGGAATTTGGAAGATTTCGGCACGCCTGTGTCATTGAGCTGGGTGGCGATGAGTTCCAAGGCCTTCTGCCAGCGTCGCCACGCAGTGCTGCGGTCGCAGGCAAAGCGGATCGTGATGTCGCGCCAGCCGTACCGCTTGGCCCGCATCCACACGAGGTGGCGCTGCTCCACCTCCAGCCACTGCACCCAGCGCATGACCTCCAGCATCCGTTCGATGGCTTCAGGCCTGGGAGGAAAAGGTCTGTGCTCACGGGCGTCGGAGGAGAAGGCTTCCCACTCGTTACGCACGAAGGCAGGCCACGAGTTGAAGTAGCCCTGCACACGTACCGGGGGCAGGCGTCGTCCGGTGCTGGCGGCGTCCTCGAAGCGTGCCGCCACATCATCCAGTGACCAGAGGCGGGATGCATCAGTCATGAGGTGACCCTCCGTACAGGCGCTCGCCAATGCGACGCACGATCTCCCTCTCGATGAAGTCCAGGCGCTCGTCCGACTCGCTCACCACGAGGATGTGCTGGTCACGCCAGCCGTTGCGCTTCATCGCATCCAGATCGGTGGTGATGGGTTGCAGCCGACCCAGTGGGCAGCGATATTGGGGTGTTGGCACTTTCATCTCACACCTCCTGTGTCTCGATGGCCCAGTGCAACAGCGCCAGGGCATCGGCTTCGTTGTCATCGACAGGGGTGTGGCCGCGAGCGCACATCGCGCTGATCATGTCGTCCTTGCCTGCATTGCCTTTGCCGGTGGCGTGCTTCTTGATAGTGCCGACTGGTACGCCCTGGTACGGGATGTTGTGATGCTCACACCACGCAGTCAGGTGGCCCATAAAGCCGCCATAGGCGTGCGCAGCATCCACGCCTGCATGGCGTCGCACCTCCTCGAAATACACGGCGTTGATGTGACCACTGGTGCTCAGGAGTTCAGCCAGCCAACGTTTGAAACGCAGGAAGCGCATGCCGCCACCTTCAAATCGCTGTGGCTTGAAATGCTCGGTGCCACTGGTGATGCTGGCGTCCGGCAGGTGCAGTGCCCAGCCGGTGTGTGTGCCCAGATCAAGGGCCAGAATCGTTGTGTTGCAGTCTTTGTTCATCGTCGTTGCTCCAGAATTTTTGGGGCGAGTGACGGATGCGACGGATATTCCGTATAACTCTCTACACGTGCGCGCACGCACGCAGGCAAAGAGACATATCCGACAAACCCGTCACATCCGTCACTCGGCGGTTTTGATCAGTCATCGCGGTAGGGGTAGCTGTGGTCGTAGGGCTTGGGCCTGAGTGACAGCCCGGTCAAGCCGCGCACGCCACCCGTCAGTCGGCACTTCTCGAACTTGCGTGTTGCCATCAGTTCGGAGAAACGCTTCACCGAACCCACGTACTCGCCAGCCCGTTCGGCCCACTCGCGCCAGTCAGCGAACAGTTCGGATACGCCTTCGCGGTGGGCGACGGCCAGCAGGCAGCGCTCCTCGATCCATTGCCCGAGCGCGTCTTCGGCCTCGAAATATTCCTCGGTGGCCGACACCACGCTGGCGGGCGGCTTCAGCCCTTGCACTTGCCAGCGGCGGCAGCCTTCAACCGCCCACGCCAGAATCCCATCGCGTTCGCGGAGCAATTTGTCGGTGAGCTTGCCGTCGCGACGTTCGGGTGGAATCGTCACCGTGAAGGGAATCAGGTGCAGGCGACGCTTCATGGCCTCATCCACGTTACGGATCGAAGGCTTGTGGTTGCCTGCGATCACCAACTTGAACTGCGGCGCGTACTCGAAGAAGTCCTGGCGCATGAAGCGCGCGGACACCTTGTCGCCACCGGTGATGGCCTTGACTTTGGATTCGTTCCAGCGTCGCCCCTGTTCGGTTTCGATGGAGGACACGAAGCGTGCGCCGCGCAGGCCCGCGAGATCGGTGGGATGGCGGTCGGTGCGCGCCTCCATGAAGGTGTCCATCGGCGCGTTGGCCGCGTAGTCACCAAGGATGGTGGTGAGCACGTTGACGAATACCGACTTGCCGTTCGCGCCTGTGCCATACAGAAAAAACAGCGCGTGCTCGCTGGTGACCCCGGTCAGGCAGTAGCCGACCATCAGTTGCAGATAGGCCATCAGTTCGGCATCGCTACCGGTGACATCGGCAAGGAAGGCGCGCCACGTCGGACAGTCGCCTTGCGGCGTGGCCGTACTCACCTTGGTCATGCGGTCGTCGCGCCGGTGTTCGCGCATCAAGCCGGTGCGCAGATCGATCACACCGCCGGGGGCGTTCAGCGCCCAGATGTCGGCGTCCCATTCCTCGGCGGTGGAGGCGTGCTTGGGATCAGAACGCGCGATTTTTTCGACTGCTGAGATGGTCGATGAGCTGGCCAGCTTGGCCTTGAGGCGGGGGCTCTCGGCCTTGAGTGACGCCGCACGGCAAATGCCTCGGGCAAGGTGCGCGACGTATAAGACCTGATCGGCATTCCAGCGCACGCCCGTCCACACCAGCCACTTGCCCCACAACGCGCAGTAGCGCCAGTCCTGCCCGTAGCGATGGGTGAAGGCGCTCGACAGACCGTCCTCGGTGCTCCAGTCGATGCCGGTCAGCATTTCGGGCGGCGCGACTTCCTCCAGCGGGCGTGTGACCGGGATGCGTTTACCCACAGCCAGAAAGCCCGCCACGTCGAAGCCTTCGGGAATGGCATCGGCGGCATCCCAGCCCTCCGGTTTGTCATCGGGGGGCACGAGAATGGCCACGCTGTCCGCGCCCGCCTGCACAATTGCCTGCGAGGCGCGGTCGGCGTAATCCCAACCCGGCGCGTCACGATCCGGCCAGATCAGCACCGACTTGCCTGCCAGTGGCTGCCAGTCTGTTTTGTCGACCGGAGCATTGGCACCGTGCATGGCGGTCGTGGCGGCGATGCCCAATTCGATCAATGCCTGTGCGCATTTTTCGCCTTCGACCAGCACCACCAGGCTGGCCGCGATCAGGCCTGGCTGATTGAATAGCGGGCGCGATTCGGGCGGGGCCATCTTGCGGCGCTTGGCATCCCAGGGCCGAAACTCTTTCTTGCGGCCCGGAGGGTCGTAGCGATAGACCACTGCGAGCAGGCGGCCAGCGGCATCGACATAGTCCCACTTGGCGGTGGCCGGGCCCAATTCATCGACCGGCGCTTCTTTGCGCGTTTTGCGCACCGGCACAGAACGTGCGCGACCCAGCAGGTCGGCCGCCTGTTCCAGTACGCGGGGAAAATCGGTGTGGACATTGATGCCGTAGCATTCCCCGATCAGCGCAAAGACATCGCCGCCAGAGTTGTTGGCGCGATCCGTCCACAGCCCGGCCTTGTCGCCATCGAGCACCACCTCGAGGCTGTCGCCGGGGCTGCCCAGTACATCGCCGATCAGAAATTTGTGGCCGCGTTTTTTGCCTGCCGGAAACATCGTGATCAATACGGATTCGAGGCGGATAATCAACTCGGCACGAATCGCCTCGCGTTCGGCCTCCCGGGTGTGCTCCACTGGCAGGCTGCTGTCGTTGAAGTCGATCATTTGGCCTCCTCGCCAGTGCTGCTGTCCTGACGGTTCTGAACGGCAGTGCTGCTTGCCGCCCACGCCATCAGTTCAGACATGCGGTAGCGCACCAGCCCGCCCAGCAGGTAGTGAGGCATGCGCAACTTGGTGCGCATCGTGGAGTCGGAAAACCAGTAGTACGGCAGGCGCAATGCCACCGCCGCGTGCTTGGCATCGACCATCGGCTCATCGGTATTGCATGGGGTGATAGGGTTCATGGTGTCCTCCAGCAGCGGTCTTGCCATGCACACATCCGGCATTCAAAGTGGGTCTGCTCGGCAAAACCGCGTGGCAGCAATTCCTGCGCTTCGGTGGCCGTGATCACCTTCACCGCCCGATCCGACATGCGCTGGGCCAGCGCGGCGTCAAAGGGCACCAGCTCGGTGTAGAGCTCCATCGAGTCGGCGTTGACCGCCGTGAAAATCGCCGGGTGTTCGTGCAATTCGAGATAGGCCTGATAGACCGCCACCTGCGCGGCATAGACCGGTTTGGCGACGGCCAGCCCGTTCTTGTCCAGCTCGCGCCAGGCTTTGGAACCGAGGCATTTGTTTTCCCACAACGCCGGGTAGGCGAAGCCTTCGGGGCCACCGACCATCACGCCGTCGATATGCCCTTGCAGGCGGCCACCGGCATCGGAGAAGCCAAACTGCTCGCCGTTACTGTGATGGGTGCGCAGATCGAATCCCGCGCCACGCAACCAGGTCACCATGCTGGTTTCATTGACGTGGCCGCGCTCGAATATGCGCAAAATCCGGCCCTGAATGTCTCGTCCGTGATCTACCGGTGCTTGCGCATATTCGTACTGCAACGCACGCTCGCAGGACACACCCAGTCGTGACGCACCGAGGTAGCGGCGTACCGGTTGGTCGGCACGCTGCCGCTGCAGGCCGATGTCGATCAGTGCCGTGAGCTGCCCGGAGATGCTGGAGGTGGAATTGAAATCCATCATTTCGTCACCTCCCACGGCAGGTCGTCTTCAAGATCAGCGAAGGGGTTGGCCATAGGATCGGGCGCAGGCGGCATACCGCGCACAGGCGGGTATTTGCTCGCCTCGTGCTGCTCGACCATCGCTTCCGTGTAACGGGTGACGATGACATCGATGACGCGCAGTGCTTCGGCTTCGGAGTAGTCGCCGAGTGGTTTGGCAAAACCAATCTCGCCCGCCGCTTCACCGAAAGACTTGAGGCACTGACGCATGGCGGCCTTCTCGATATCAGAGGCGTCGATCATGGCGACCTCCTTGAGCTCGACGTGCCCGTCCTGTGCCCGTCGCCAGTTGCCATACATCGCGTGAAACGCGTCCTGACAGCGACGCGAACAAAATACCCAGTCGATGGGGTAGCGCCGGGGACTGCCGACGCCGTAGCGGTTGTCGGTATGCCCCAGTCCCCGTGCTTGTCGTTTGCAGACCCAGCATTTCACGTCACCTCCTCGAACTCGTCGGCGAGCAGCGCCAGTTGCAGCGCGCCGCCACCAAACGCCGCTTCGCAACGGCGACTGAAGTCGCGGTAGTCGACCGAGCTGCGGGCAATGGCCGTCACCGCATGAATCTGCGTTTCCAGACGGGACAGCCCCTTGTCACTCAGCCACTGGTGGTGCTTTTGCGTGATCGCCTTGCGGCTGCGGATTTCGTCGATCAGCTCGGCAGGCAGCACCGGGCCATAAACCCAACGCAGCGTGATCTGACCGAGCACCGGCGGCGGATTGCGGTCGTGGCCCTGATACTTCCAGCCGAACAGCCGGTAGATCGCGCGGTAGTAATCCGCGTGGAAGCGCCGCTCCCACGAACAGCTGGACTGCCGCAGCAGCTTGCTGATCAGGTCTTGCAGGGCATCGGGCGCGCGGTGGTACTGGTAGCCGGTGGCTTCGTCGATCAGCGCCACTTCGCCGGTGGTGGCCAGTGCGCGCATGATCTTCAGGCAGTTGGGCACGATGTTTTGCCGCGCCTTGTGCAAGGTGCCGTGGACGGCGGCATCGACGACAGCGGAGGCTAGGTCGGCAATGATTCCGGCCGGAAACAGCTGCGCCTTTTGCCCGGACGGCAGCAAAATTGTCGCCTCTTGTTTATCAAGGCAGGACAAGGACTTAGGCGCGAATTCCCGCAGAAAACTGGCAAAACGGTCACCCCTTTGCCGCTCGTGAAAACCGAGCAATTTGGCGAGCTGGCGACGCACGTAACCGCGCTCGCCGCCCTTGAGGACGACGGCTTCGCATTCCAGATCGCCGAAATGCACGACCCCGTAATGACTGGCAGTGAGTACGGATGCGTTCATGGCATCCTCCTTACTGCGCCCATGACGGTTTGCCCGTCACGGGTGCGCGTTGTGGTGCCGGGGCGTGCTGGACAGGAGCTGCCTGCGCCGGTGCGCCGGAATTGCCGCTGGGGTTGGACTTGGGCGGCACGCCCTTCAAGGTGGCGTAGTCGGGGTGGTCGGGTTCGACCGCGAGCTTGACCACATTGCGATCCTGACCCTTGCTGTCCTTCTCGATGTCGACCCGGGCAAGGAACTCCAGCCCGTCCAGTTCGTGGAAGCCCTGAATGCGTCGTGCGGCAGTGGCTTGTGGGGTGTTGTCCTGCGGGTGGACATTGCGGGCGCTGTTGAGTGCGGCGCGGATGAAACTGCGCCCCATCTGTCCCCAGGTCGGACCCTTGCTGGAGTGCAGGCCGATGTTGCTCCACATCTTGCGTTTGGCATGCTCACCGGCAGTGACCACGAACTCGGCAGCGAGATAGATCGCGCCGGTGTCGAAAGACTCGGTGGCATAGCCGTCGCCCCAGCCTTGCGCCGGGTCGTCATAACCGCCCGGTTTGATGGTCATGCGTACCGGCACGAGGGTGCCCTTGGGGATCAGATCGAAGCCGGATTGCTGCGCATCGGCATCGTTAAAGTCGTTCCAGTGATTGGTGCTCATGCTTGTTGCTCCTGAGATTCGGTGTGGGTCGGCGTGGCGGCACGGGCGGGCGCGGTCAACGCTCCAGCGCACTTGGCGATCAGTGAGCCGAGATGCGGCGGCTCCAGCAGGTCAAGGCGACCGCTGCGGTCTTTGGCGGGGAAGCCGTAGGGATTGAGGGTGTGGGTGACGAAGGCACGATAGGTGCTGCCGTCCTCGGCCTTGATCTCGGCCAGGGTCACCACTTCATCGACGATGCCGGGCAGTTCGAGACTGGTCTTGCTGCCTTCGATCTGCGGCACGAACACCTTGCGGTTGTAGTCATCCAGACGTTCATCGAGGATGGCCACGAACACCACGTTCTTGCCCCGGGCGTGCTGCAGGTGGGTCAGTGCGCCGATCATTTCCTGCCCGAGCAGGCCATAGGCCGCGCGTAGATCAGGTTTTCCCGAGCGGTCGCTGACCGCACCCGGCTGCGTCTTGCACCACGCAAAGCACTGGCGCGACAACTGGGTGATCGAGTCGAGGAAAAAGGTCTGGTAGCGGTCGAGCTGCGCCGGGTCGCCGAACTTCTCGACGACGTGCTCGTAGTGCGCTTGCGAAAACGCGCTCTCCGGTGGCAGCGACTTGTCCGGGCCCGCAAGGAACACGAAGAAGTCGCGGCTCTCGGGCCAGGATGCTGGGCGAATGGCATCGCCCGGCCAGTCGGCCACCGCCAGATCACCCGCCTCGATGTCGAGAAACAGCGTGGTAGCCGGGTCGAGGTCCTTCAGGCGCGAGGTCTTGCCGATGCCGGATTTTCCCAGCATCAGCAGCTTCACGCCCTTGCGCTCGGCCATGCGTTCAACGGCAGATACGATGGGGAGCTTGTTCATGCGTCGCTCCCGTCGATAGTCAGCGTGAACGACGGCTTGCCCGGCTCCACGGTGCGTGCAGCGGCAAACTGTTGCTGCAAGGCGGGCGGCCAGTTGGTGTAACGCGATTCAGGCACCGACAATTTGATGTCGAGGTAGCCATCGATCTTTTCACCGGAGGATGCGATGCGCTCGGCGATTTCGTTCAACTGCTTCTGGTTCCAGCTGACTTTCTTCGGTAGCTCGAACTTAATGCGCAGCGAGCCGTCGTTGATATGGGCTGTACCGAAGTCGCGGCCGGAGTCGAGTAACGCCGCCCGGGCCTGCTCGCCGTAGCACTGATCCAGTGCCGCATCGAACTTGGTGCGAGCCTTCTTCAGCCAGTCGATGGCGGCATCGAGATTGGCGTCGATTTCACGTTTCTGTTCCGGCGGCAGGTTTGCCAGCTGGCTGACGGACATCTCGGCGATGTCAGCGGGGAAAATGGTCAGATCGTTCATGGCCGCCCCCTCACTGATATGCACGAGAGAAGGTCGAGTAGCGCGCAACGCGCCGCTCAAACGCTTCAACTTCGCAGAGCAGGTAAGTGACGCGTGCCCCGAACTTGCAGAAGATCGGGCCGAGCTGCTCCTGCCGCCAGCGGCGCAGGGTTTTGACCGACAGCCCCCAGCGGGAGGCCAGCTCGTTTTCGTTGATGGCGACGCGGGGTGCATCGCCGGGAAGTGGCCGGGAGAAGCGTTGGCCGGATTGAATGGATGGGTTGTGGGTTTGCATTTCGATGTGCCTCCTTTATCAAATGGGCACATCGAAGTTTCCGCACGGATTTACGGTCTGAATCCGGTCAGACCTACGGTAAAACTTACGGGTTTGCTAATTGCGTCGGATTTGGTAGTGCCCTCCAGCCTTGGCCAGAGCAAGAAATTCCTCTCTCGTGGCCTTATCGCCAAATGCCTCATCAAACGAGCGGTAGCCGCAGTCCACCTTCGACTTCACCTCTGCCCATTTCATCGTCGGAGGTGCTTTGGTTTCTGCGCCCCACATAAATTTCAAGATTGCGGCCCGTGTTTCGCTCACGACGCGCGACTCAGAAAAGTGAGGTAGTTTCACGCGCGTTCCCTGCAGGAACTGCTCGGGCTCTGGTGTGCCGTTTGGAGTCATGAACCCGCGCAGTACCCGGTCGAAGGTTTTCGCGTCAAAACCATCATGGCTATGCGCATCAGCCTGAATGAAGTCGCCGATCCACCGCACCATGTGTTCGCGCTGCAAGACAGCAGCGTCCATGTGATGACGAAGCACTATGCCGCCACGCTCCCAATGCGGATCGCAGAGCACTGCCGTGATGTCGGCAGCAGGCACTCGCTCAATTTGTCTACCAACGAACACGGGCGCGAAATCATGGGTGCCGATGATTCGCATGTCGCCCAGATGCCATAGATGGCCTGCCACGCGAGCGCGGCGCGTGGACAGTTTTCGCGGCTCGATGCCGATCAGCGTGGCCAGATCGTTGAGCCACACATCCACCTGAAAGGCGTGCAGCGCAATGTCGGCCAGTGGCTTCTCAATAATCCGACGACATTGCTGAGGACTGCGGTATCGAAACAGGCCTGCGTCCTCATCTATCTCAACTTCGACTTCCTGCTGCGAATCCAGAAAAGGCACCATGACATGGGAGAGATAGTCGCTGATCGTGACCCAGCCGCGCCGGAGAAATTCGGCCCTGCACTGTCCAAGCGCAGGGGCCATCACCCGGAAGTCGACCTTGGGCGCGCGCTCCAGGGTCGCCAGAAATTCCAAATGTATCGACATGGCACAGGCCTCAGAATTCACGGAGCACGCCGAGGCGCGCCAACTGGTCGATCACGCGCTTGCGGTCGTCGTCGGTCTTGCTCTTGTCGTTCAGGCCGTTGGGCGCGGTGATCTGAACGGCAACGTTGTGCGCTTTCCGGTGAGCTTGCTTGGCCATGCTGAACACCAGCTTCACCTGCGACAAGGTGTAGCCGGTGAGATCGTCGATGCCATAGTCGTCGTAGGCGACTTGATAAATCTGGCGAGCGTCGCGCCGGTCTTTGCCGATCAGCAGGATACTGGACAGATATTGGGTCAGGTTGCGACCGCTGGCCTCGTTGATGGCGTGCTGCTCAAACGGCCGCGCGACCTTGATCTGGAGGATGGAAATTTTCTCGATTCCGGGCACCAGCTCCTGCTCAAGGCGCTTGAGCATGGCCGGTGTCGAGAAACCGAACAGGTCGAATGTACGCATCGGCATGTCGTGGATTTCTCCGTCGCAGGCCAGCACCACATCACGGAAGATAGTGGCCAGCTCGAGGCGAATTTCCCTGTCTTGGCAGAACACCCCCAGCGCCCCCGTATCAGGCTCCCAAGAAAAACTGGCGGACATCGCAGCGGGCGGTTCGTGCAAGACAACCTCGCCATCAGCGACCTGCGTGTAATGTGCGTTTGATCCGTTGAAGGTGGCGGTCAAGGTGTGGAGCAAAATCGGCGTGGTTTCGTCGCTATCCATGCCGCCGCTGCGGTCAGCGTGCGCGAGATCGCGTCGGATGAATTGCTCAATCAGAATCTGGTCGGCAGTGATCTGCGGAAACAGTTCGGCAATTTTGTCGCGCAGGGCATTTTCGGCATCGGCGTCGACCTTGGGCACGATGCCTTTGGGGCCGAGGTAGTGGCTGGAGTAGTTTTCACTCTTCCATTGCCGGTGCATCACTTGCAGGCGTTCGGCATTGTCGAAGCGTTGCTCCCGTTTCACGCCGCTTGGCGCGAAGTCTTGTCGCAACAGCAGGTGGAGCGCGCGGCTGTACCGGTCTGACGGCATGGCCAGGATGGCGACATCTCCGGCATCAGTTTCTTCGAGCAGTGATTGCACGGCCTGAGCCCCGTACTCATCATCCAGCAAGATAATGCGCTCCGCTGCGCGTTCGATCCGCAGCTGCTCAGCTTCACCGAGCTTGGCCACGGAGTGGAACATGGCCTTGCGTGCCTGCACCGGCAAAGTGCCACTGGCCGCATCCACCAGCGCCGCCATTTCCGGCAGCGCGTTGCCTCCAACGTGTTCAACAAGTGTCAGGACAAGGGCTGGGCGCTTGGATTTGCGCAGCAAGGTCACGAAGTGTTCCATGCAGGGAAGAATTTGCGGGCCATCATCCAGCTGGCGCACGCGTGCTTTTTTCTCCGTTTGCTGCGCATCAGCAGCCGACAGAGTTTGTTCTTCAACATTGTTTTGATCGGCTACTGGCATTGCAAACTCCTCGTCTAAACAAAATGCGCGATTGCGCGAACGGTTAATTGCGTGGTTTAAAAAATGCCGACACGAGGTCGGCTCTGTGGTGGTGGCTTTGATCAGGTGATCTTGGCCCCTGAAATAATCAGACCATAGCGTTCCATGCGTACCTGGATGAAGCGTGGATTCACGCCAAAGCATCTGGCCAAGGCGCGCTGCAATTCGATCAGGCCGTTTTCATCATCGGCAGAGATGGTCAGGCTGGTGCCCGGCCATTCAGGGTCGAGCGAAGGGCGGCGTTGAAGGGTCACCTCGTACTCGGCGGCCTGCTCCTCAACCCGCTGGGTCAGTCGTTGGCGCGGTACCAGCAGCGAGCCCATGAATTCATTGGCGCGTAGCTCGGCAAAATACTCATCACTTTTGAGCTGGCTGCTGCCAGCACGTGCGGGGGCGTTGGCATCACCAGCGGCAGCTTTGGCAAGGTGTTCGCCGTCACGGGTGGTCGTGCGGTAGGCCTTGCGGCCGTATTCAGTGGGGTCATCAAACAGGCCGGGGCCTTTGCTGGCATCGACGATCCAGCCCGGCGCATCGAAGATGGCATGCCCAAGTTCGTGGCCCAAGGTGCTGAGCACTAAGGCTTCGCTCGCTTGGTTGCTCGCCGGTGATACGGACACCATTGCTGTGTCTGGCACGCCCGGATCGTATTCACAGATGCCCAGAACCGGGTTGCCGTCCTCGTCATGCACGACACCTTCGGTACCGACAAACAGCTCAAAGGCGACGCCGTTGATCTTCAGCCCATCGATGCTGCTCAGAACCTGCAGCGAAATGGCGTCCGTGTCCGGATCAACCAGTTGCTGGCGAATCTGAGCGGCGAGGGCTTCGATTTCGGCGTTCTTGAGAAAGCTGGGACGCATCCGACCGCAGTGCCGGTAGTTGATATTCAAAACCGGCATTCACTTTTCCCCTGTCGTCCGCTTGCGGTACATACGGACAAGGTTGCCAACGTCTTCGCGCATGTCGGGCGGCAGGCGGCTCGCCTCCACGAAGGCATCGTCGGGGTTTTCACCAAGGATTTCTGCCGCTTTGCGGATCAGCTCATCCTTGGGGGGCTTCTCGATATCGCGTTCAATCCGCGACCAGTAGGCCGGGGAGATGTCGAGCTGGCGGGCAAAGTCATTCATCTGAATGCCCTTCGCTTCGCGTTTTTGTCGGATATAGGCTCCAAAAGCCATGGCGTGACCTAATTGCGTAATCGGTTAATTCCATCATCGTATCGGCCGAAGTATGCGCCGTCAACTGTTTCGTTAATCCGCAACTGATGGCCCGCCATTACCCTCCTTTGCCATCCGCTTCGGAAGATCAGTCTCAGTATTGATAACGGTTGCAATTGCCCGGAGCCGTTATGATGAACCTCGAACTCAACCTACCCGCCGAGATGTCAGCCAGCGCCCGTGCTGGCGAAATCACGGCCATTCTTGCGGCCGCCATCGTCCGCACCCTGCTGGAACGGGCTTCTCTGAAGCCAGAAGTTAGCCTTGGCTTACTGCCCGACCAGCGCGTTCATACAACCCCTTATCAAGAAAAGAGGTTGTCATGAACGAAAATCAAGCATCAGTCGCCGCGCGCATTGCCGAATTGTCCGGCCTGCCGATGGCGGAACTATGGCCGCTGTGGGATCGCTATTTCACCCGCCGACCGGTATTCCCAAACCGCACCTACATTGAGTCGCGCATCGCCTACAAGTTGCAGGAGGAGGCATTCGGCGGCCTCGCCACTGCCACGCGCCAACGGCTGGAAGCCATCGGGGCCAAGCACTCCAAGATCAAGCTGCGTGCCAAACCGCGCGAGTTCAACTTCGCGCCGGGCACCGTGTTGCTGCGCGAGTGGGGTGAGCGGGAGCACAAGGTCACGGTGTCGGCTGCGGGCCTGTTCGAATACGAGGGCTTGTCTTTCAAGAGCCTCACAGCCGTGGCGCGGCACATCACCGGCACGCGCTGGTCGGGGCCGCTGTTCTTTGGCTTGGTGCAGGGAGGCGCGCAATGAATACCATCGCTTCCAGCAAGCCACGCAAACGCTGTGCTGTTTACTGCCGGGTGTCATCCGATGAACGATTGGATCAGGAATTCAATTCCATCGACGCGCAGAAAGAGGCGGGCCATGCCTATGTCGCCAGCCAGCGTGCCGAAGGCTGGATTCCGGTGGCGGACGACTACGACGACCCCGGTTTCTCGGGCGGCAATACCGACCGTCCCGGCCTGAAACGATTGTTGGCCGACATTCAGCGCGGCCTGGTCGATATCGTGGTGGTCTACAAGATCGACCGCCTGACGCGCAGCTTGGCCGACTTCTCCAAGATGGTCGAAGTGTTCGAGCGCCACAATGTGTCCTTCGTGTCGGTCACCCAGCAGTTCAACACCACCACCTCAATGGGACGGCTGATGCTCAACGTGCTGTTGTCCTTCGCGCAATTTGAACGCGAGGTCACCGGCGAGCGTATCCGCGACAAGATTGCGGCGGCCAAGCGCAAGGGCATGTGGATGGGCGGCGTGCCCACCCTGGGCTATGACGTGGAGAACCGCCTGCTGGTGATCAACGAAACCGAGGCGGCGGTGGTGCGGCGCATATTCGAGGAGATGCTGACCATCGGCTCACCAACGCAGATTGCCGCCAACCTGACCGCCGAGGGCATCACCACCAAGGCATGGAAAACGCAGGACGGCCAGATCCGCAAGGGCGCGCAGATCGACAAAAAATACCTGCACAAAATCCTGCGCAATCGCATCTTCCTTGGCGAAATCTCCCATAAGGGCAAATGGTTCCCCGGCGTCCATGCTGCCATCATCGACCCCGGCCTGTGGGGCCGCGTCCACGGGGTGCTGGCCAAGGATTCGCACGGGCGCGCGGTGGAAACCAAGATTCGCTCACGCACCGATGCCTTGCTGCGCGGTCTGCTGTACGCGCCCTCTGGCGAGCGGATGTACCCAACTTACTCTCGCAAGAACGGGCGCAAGTATCACTACTACGTGTCCAAATCCGAAAACCGCTTCGGCGCACCGGGCAAGAACTACGAGCGTCTGCCTGCCCCGGAAATCGAATCGGCGGTGGTGACGCAAATCCGCAGCGTGCTGACCAGCCCGGAATCCATCGCCTCGGTGGTGCGCTGCATTCAGCGCAACGGCGCACAGGTCGACGAGGCCAGCACCGTGATGGTGATGGGGCGGCTGAACGATGTGTGGGAGCAGCTATTCCCAGCAGAACGCCACCGGATTGCCAATCTGATGATCGAGCGCATCGACATTGTCCACGCTGGTGAGGTGCAGGGTATCAAGGTGAAGTGGCGCGAGATTGGCTGGAACGCGTTGATCGAGGAGTTCACCCCCAACAGTATCGGCGCGGAATTACTGGAGGTGGAAGCCTGATGGACGACACACTCGAAACCTTTGTGCCGCTGACCTTCCGTCGGCGTGGCATCCAGCGCGTGGTCACGGATGACCGGCATGTCCATGACGCAACCCTGCTCGAAGGGGTGGCCAGAGCCTTCTACTGGCAGCATCTGATCGAATCAGGCGCAATGCCGAGCGGCTCGGCAATTGCCCGGGCAGAGAGTCTGCACCCCTCGGTCGTTAACGAGTTCCTGCGCCTGACGCTACTCGCGCCCGACATCCTTGAGCGGCTGATGATAGGCAAACAGCCGCGTCGCATGAACCTGATCTGGTTCCAGCGCAATCCATTGCCGGTGGAATGGCAGGCGCAACGCCAGATCGTGCAACGCTTCGAGGAGGATCTATGAGCAAAAAACACCGAGGCAGCTTCAAGGGGGAGCCGACCACGTACCAGTTGCCGTCCCCAGCAGGTGGTGTCCAGCTGGAGACCTTCGTGCCCTGGACACTGGTAAAGCGTGGCCTGAAAAAGCAGGTCATCACGCCGCTGGACGCGCCGGAAGAGTTTGTCGAGGAAGCGCGCCGGGAGCGACTGCTGTGGCAGGCGGCGCAGGATTCGCCGCTGCTGCGCGCCTTGGGGCTGGCGCATCACTGGCAGCGACTGCTGGATGAAGGGCGCTTCAGCTCCATCACGGAAATTGCGGCTGCAGAGGAGATAGACCTTGGGCATGCCAGCCACATTGCCCGGCTCGCGCTACTTGCACCGGACATTATTACCACCTACGTGACAGGCGGGATAGAAGGCTTGGCGCTGGAACACCTGACCCGCCGTCGCATGCCTACAGGATGGGATGCTCAGCGCGAGCGAGTGACACCCCGCGCCGGGGTTTAATCAAAACGACATCTGAGTGGAGCGCATGGCGCTCCCTCGGAACCTCAGCGAGCTTTGTTCGACTGAGAAACCACCGACCCGGCCAGTCCCTTGGTCTCATCACTGTACTTTTCGCTCCGCAGAACCTTGGATGCGAAGTCTTCCATTTCAGCCCCAGTCTGCTTGCCGTTGCCAGCTTGCGAAAGAGCAGAGGCAGCTAACTTCTTGGCGGCTTGAGATGAGTCTTTGTCGCGCAGCACCTTGGCGGCGGTCGAGGCGACTTGATTTGAGGTTTGTTTCTTGTTGCCAGCCAT